AGAAGGGCGGTGAACGGATGAACCAGCTCGCAATCATGGAAAGCAAGATCGAAGTCCTCTGTCGGCAACTTGACGACAAAGACCTGGAACTGAAAACCGTCCGTATTGCCCACGCCGTCGAAAAGGACATCATGCAGACCAATTTCACGCGCTGTAAGCAGGCCGCGGAATACTGGAAGGCCCAGGCGAAAGATCTGCATTGCTGCGGGAACTGCAAGAAATACGTCGAGAACAGGAATTGCTATAACATGCGCCCCGGATCGTATTGCTATGAGTGGGCGTCGGACGGGTTGACAAGGAAAGACAGGGAATAAAAACATGGCCGTGTGCCGGTGAAATAGCAACAAATGTGATGCCCGACTTAAGTAACGTAGGTTTCACAGGGATACTATCAGTAACCCGTCACGGCCAGTTTGAAAGGAGAATTTATGAACGAAGCAGAATCAGTAGAAATTATGTGGGCAGGACAAGTCGGCCAGAGTAGATTAAGCGCAGCAATAGAGGCCGAAGAAATGAATTTGTTTGCTATGTTGAAACCCAAGATATTTATGGACGGGAATCAGTGGTGCGTTCTCTATGGTGAAGATTTGCAAAGCGGTATTGCTGGCTTTGGAAACACACCACGGCTGGCAATATATGACTTTAACAAACAGTGGGATAAGGGAGTAAAACCATGAACGAACTAAACTACGCAAGTCTTGAAGCCAGCAAGAAGCTGGTGGAGAATGGGATTGTGCTAGATGAAGTTGATTTTATGTGGTTTGAACGCGAAACAGACGATTGGATATTGATTCCCAGCGATCATGTGTCAATTAAAGCTTTTCAAGACGGCCATGCCTATCCAGCGCCCTGTTTCACAGATATATGGAGAAATTTGCCAGAACGCATAAAATGCAACAGAAAACAAAAGGCACTGCATTTTGAAAAGTGGCGCGGAGAATCATACGCATCGTATGAAAATAATTATCTATGTAAAAGCGCCAATCCCATTAACGCCATGATTCATCTTTTAGTGCTGGTGAAGGGAGCAGGGAAATGACAGACGCAGACAAGCAGTTGATTTGTGGTTACATGGGGTGGAATCAATCTTGGATTGTTGATGAATTTACTGATTGGTATCGTATTGAAAGTTTAACGTGGGTAAAGATCAACTTCGACCTCAACGACGCCGGACTCTGTGTTCAGGAAATGCAGAAGCGGGGGGATTGGGAAAGGTTTTGTGCAAACGTATTTATACTTTTTATTGATGAAGAAAAGTCATCTTATCTGTTTCCAAAATACATTGCTTGGCTATTCAACGCCAATAACTTCTTTACTGCAATGACGCAATGGTTGAAGGAGGTGAAATGACTTTACATCTAATAACGACAAATGACATCAAGGTCAAAGGTCATTATCTAACTCACCTTTTGCTGTCAGAATCACAGGACGTAACTATGAGAAAAAGCGACGACGCTACAATGGTAAAATGTCCTGATGGTAGTTATGTTGAGATATTTCCACACGAATATGAAGCTTTAAAACACCATAAGATTATATGGGAGGAAGAGAAATGAATTGTCCTATTTGCGGTTATGATGGGCTAGAAACAGGTGATGTATGCCCATCCTGTCACATTTACATTATTAGTCCATATTATTGGCCAGCAGAACCAACCCTGTCAATCTCCGGCCTTGAAAAGATTGAGCCGCTTGAAGGTGGACTTACTGTTATAGACAAGCTCAATGAAGTCATCGAGAAAGTAAACAGTATAATGGAAGTAATGAATAAGGGGGCGAAATGACTACTGCTCTGTTGTTTGTTTTAGTTGTATTGGTGGTTTTTGTTCTTGATGAATTAATCCAAATTGCTGCCATATTAAAAGATTTGAGGAATAAAAAATGACAGACATGAAACATACGTTTAAGTGGCTGTTGTATTTTATCGGAGGTGCTGCACTGATTATTGGTGCAGTAGTGTTGATTGCAAAATTTATGTAGGGGGAATTAAATGATTGAACGGCAAGAGCTTCATTGCCATAATTGCGATCAGTATGTGCAGTTTAATCTTGATCTTGAGTTAAATGGTAAGCACGTTCTGAACTGCCCAAAATGCGGCCATAAGCACTATAGATATATTAAGGATGGAAAAATATCAGACAGAAGATGGGGTCAAGACCCCTCTCAACAGAACGTCATTCAAGTGTCGAGTGTAACCGTAACCTATTCAGCAACAAGCACATATACGGCTTATGTGGATTCTGGAACTGGTGGATCAATCTTTCTTTATAGTTCGTGGATGACTGTATCAACAACGGCGTGCTAACTACTTCTGTGGTGGCGTGGTAGCCTGACATAAAGAGTCGCACTGGTAAAAACAGTAAGTAATGCGTCTTGGTCTATAATGGACTTTGTTGCAGACCAACTGCCCACAGAAGTTTTTTAAAGTAGTAGCACCAGCGCCCCGATAAGCAAGGCCCCTGCCCCAAAGCCACCAAATAACATTGTCCATTGAGGCTTTCCGGCGGTCTTGATTTCTTCAAGTCTTGCCTTGTCTTTCTCAGATGCTATTTTCCTCTCGGCTTCAAGTTGTTTCATGGTTTCATCAAACTTCTTAGACATGGTATCAACTTGTGTTTTAAGGGATTCTATTTGTATAGAAAGTTCTTTGACGGATACCTCATACTGAACCACCTGTTGCTCACAGATACGGCCCTTCTCAAGCTCAACGACTATTTTAGAGGCATCGGACTCGGTGAAACAGACCTCATTTGCCTGTGACGGTGTAACCCAAATTATTGAAACGAGCAGTAAGCTCAGCAGAATCCGCCGGCGGTTTAATGTTATCTTTTCCATCTTTCAGTTCCTTTATCTTTTTGATGATGGTGTCGTATCTTTTCTGGCTTTCGATGTATGCGGTCTGGCTTAATTTTAACTGATGATTGAGGTCAGTTATTCTTTGGTCGTATTGCTTGATGGTTTCAAGCCTTATTTGGTCTGTGAGCCTTCCTATTACGTCGGGGTCAGGATGATACCGGCCCCAAAAGAAAGCCGCCACAATGACGATAATTGCCGCCGTAACCCCTATTGCTATCCAGTATTGCATCTTCATGTGTTCTCCACTATTCTTTAGGCTCTTCTTCCTTCTTCTTTTCTTTGTTTTCAAGGAACTTCTTACCTTGCCATACGCCATAAGAGATTGCGTAAATGGCAATGATAAGTTCAGCGATCATCTTGAGATTATCTGCAACTTCCTTTTTAAAAGCGGCAACAATAAACAGCGTCATCAAGACCATTGTAAATAACATATTGATGAAACTTCCACGAATAGTAATGGTCTTATGATTAAAGATAAACCCTTTTTCTTTTTTATCCATATTACGCCCCTATCATTGACTCTCTGAAAATGGTTATAAATACCTTGCCCGACTTAAGCCCCTCCTGCAACCTCGACATAAAAGCCTTCATTGCGTGCCGGCTGCCGCCTATAAAATCCTCGCCTTTGGTATTCCCAAGCAAAATACACCCGGATGTGTCGGCCTTGGTATTCCCGGCATGAATACGGACGCCGGTAAACCCCGGCACGTTGAGGATAAGCGGCATGACCCTCTTGAATCTTACAGAGTAATTGGTAATGACTTCATATCTTCCGCAAGGGATAGCCGTCTCGTTAGGGATCTTCTTATCGCGTATCGCGTCTTCCAGTGTATAACAAAAATACACGCCATCAATATAAAGCTCCCCGATGGTTTCGTAAGGCGTTTTCCACCTTCTGAACAGTTCAAGCAGCATTTTTTACCCCAGGAACTTCATTCCGAGAACGGCCACGACGCCGCCCACAAATCCCCCGGCAAAGGAAAAACATTTATTCCATATCTCAAGCCGGTGAAGTCGTGCGTCCATCGAGCGCAGCGTTTTAAATATCAGCCAATCCCGTTGATCAGCGTTCATCCCCTCCCAGTCCTCGTTTTCGCATACCAGAAATCTATCGCCTGTCATGACGTGTGCCCTCCTTTATATTCCTACAAATAAGAGCACCAGTGTAACGACGGCGCTATCCACGGAATTGCCCGACAGATTGACAGTTATGTTCCCGGTGATCGGGGCGGGTTGTGCGAACGCTCCTGGCCCGGCGGGGACAAACGACAATGTTGCGTTGTCGATAATGTTTTCACCCTTGCCACCAAGCAAATCGACGCCGTTTTCGTCGGTAATAGTCAGATCGCTGTTGTCGGTCGGCCCCGTTGTGCCTGGGATTGCCTTGACTGAATGCAGGCTTAATCCGCGCAAATCGTAATCCGAAACATTGTCCAATGTGTTTACGACGGTCGCCGGATAAGTGTGCGCGTCCGCCGATGCGGTGCACGTCAACACAACCTTTAGGATCTGCGGCCGCCCCTGCTGCGTCTGTATCCGCGTAATCGCTCCTGTGATAGTTCCCGCTGCCATGATATTATTCCCCTTTCGTAGTTAATAAAAAAGCCTGCCTTCTGCGTGTTTTACGCAAAAAGCAGGCTCGTAGTCCCTCCGTGGTGAAGGCTTAATAAGTCCCTGTATGTTAGATCATTCTTGCCTCACTTGCCTAAAATTATACCTTGTCTTTTCTTGAATGTAAAGATAATCTTATTAGTTCCGCAATAGCGCCCGCTCGTTCTTCGAGGGGGCCGCCATGCGCCGCGCCTGCATCTGCAATGACTGTGAGGTTATCGGAGAAACGCCCGGAATTCTCAGCTCCCGGATCTTCTTGTTGTAATCCTGAACCTCTTTTACAATCTCCTTATATTCCCCTCTGTCACGCTTGCCCAACGTCCACGCCCGGTAACGCTCGTAAATAGCATTACGCTTATCAGCAAAATCCGCCTGCTGCCGGTGCCCCTCCCAGGTCCTTTCGGAAAGAACAGCCTGATCTGTTGACCGGAATCCGAATGTCCGGGCCACGGTCGCCGCGCCTTCTGGTTTATAGGGTCTGCCTTGTTCGTCCCATACCGGCCGGTTATTCCGTGTCGTAACGCCCTGGCTTGATTCCCGTATCGCCCGGAGCGGATTAGCAAAGCCGGTCGGAAGTAAATGCTCTGCCGCTTTCGCGTACTGCTTGTTTCTGATGCTTTCTTTCGCTTCCTTTAACTCCGTGGCCACGCCGCCGATGGCGCCTGTAAGGTCAATGAAGTTCTTCGGGATACCGACGCCAGCGGATAATGAGCCGGATATATCCACACCCAGGGCGCCGGTCAATCCATGCCGCCCTATCTTTTCGGCTTCCAGGCCCAGGTGTTTCCGGATTTCATCCCATACCCACTTTTCCGGATCTCTGTCTTCCCCGAATAAGGCTTTCAGGATAAACCCGGCAAAGCTGAAAAGAGCGTCCTTGAAGGGTAGCGCCGCGCCGCCGGCAAGTACCAGAGGCGACAAAAAGGCGAACATCATCCCTTTGATATTCTTCTTCTTCGCTCCCATATCATAGAGCATTTGCAGGTAATTATGGCCGAACTTCTGATAAACATAAAACAGTTGTCCAAGCTTGGCCGCGGGGTTAGTGCCCTGCGCCCACATCGGCATCGTGGATTTGCCATAAACACCATGAGCCTTATCACTGGCTTCCTTGGCTACTTCCGCCGCCTCCCCGTGGCCCATCCCCTGTTTCCGGGCCAGCCGGTAGGCCGCCAGCATCGTGGTTCCACGGTTCCACTTTTCGGATTTGCCGAACAGATACATGGAGCCGTCCATCATCGAGGACCATATCCGCGAATGAGTTTTGGATATCTCGCCCAAGGCCTCCCTGGTATATTGAGCATCGTCCCAGCCCTTTTTCTGGACCTCATCAAGAAACGCCTGTTCGTCGGCATTGGCCAGCTTCTTTCCGGCCATTAAAGCGCCGTAGTCTTTACCGGAAACGGCCAGCTCTTTGATGATTCCCATCAAGGAACCCTTGCCGCCCAAAGCGTATTGGTGAATTGCCGCCGGCGCGGTTGTGATGATCGCCGTCGTGTTGACCGCCAACGAGCGGAGGTTAAAGCCGAGGAATTTAAACGTGGCGATGGACTTAGCCAATCCGATCATCCTATCAATCGGTTCGACGTTTCTTAACTGTTCTTCAATGTAATTTTGTGCAACCTGAAAAGCCTTCGGGTCTTGAACCGGGTCAATTCCACCGATCTGTTTCCCCTCGAACTTCTCGCCCAGCATTTCCTTCATGGCCATTCGCGCTACACGGGCCTTGGCAATTCCACCGGAAAGGCTGTTTGTATATTGAAGGTGCCGCTGAATCGGGTCTTCGATGAATCCCCGGACAACCTTCTCGCCCCTTCTGATCATGGTGGATCTGAACCCCCGGGCCTTGATCGCGTTGGAGACTTCCCTTAACACTTCCTCGTTGAATTTCAGCGTCAATTCGTTGGACAGGGCGCTTTTCTTGCTCAACTTTTCGAGGGCCGCGTCAATCAGTTTCGCCGTGGCCGTCGCGTTGACATCCTGATAAATCGTCTCGGGCAGTTTTTCAACCTGGCCCACGCTGAAAATCTTCCAGCCTTCACGCTGCATCTTATTGGCCAGCCGCCGGGCGGATAATTCTGAACCCCTGTGCTCCCGGTACCATTCCCGGTTTTCTTTCATGGGGCCATGCTCTTTATAAGCCTGTACCTTCCAATTCCCCTGTTCTCTTAATCTCGGGGCATAGAAGCCGCGCCATTCTTCCATTTGTGCCAGAGCGCCTTTAAGGGTCTGCCTTAATTCGTTCAGGTCGGGCTTTTCGCCCCGGAAATTGGCTTCCTCTGTGATCTCCTCGATCATTTGCCGTAGCTGGGCGGTCTGGAGGTCAAGGGCCTTGTCGTAAGACTGACGATAGAGCTTCCATACTCTGATCGTGTCTTCCGTCGCGCCCTGCTGCCGGATGTGCTTTTCAAACTCTTTAATCTGCTTGTCCAAAGGAATGGACGTATTCCGCTTCCAGGACGTATCGCCTTCGTCAATGATCTCCTGCAACTTCTGATATTCAGGGGATACTTTCCCGGCAAGTCTGTCAGCCAAAGTCAAGCCCTTGTTTTTGAGGGCCTTGGCCGCCTCTGTGACCGTGCTTTCCGGCGCGTCGATATCGTCGGCCATATTCAACTCATTGAAGGTTTCGTGATAAATCTCGTTCCGATCGCGCATGAACAGCTTGACGATGTTCTGAATCTGCGGATGACCGAACCATTCAGGGCTCTTTAATATCGTTTCGAGCCAAGTCATGTGCGGCGGGTGCAGCTTATTCATCATGGTTTGAATAAGGGCGTCCGTCTCGTCTTTGAGATAAAGATTGAGAACCTTCGGGTCGCGGGAGGTCGGCGGGTCTTGCTGGGGGCGGATGGAATATTTCCTGGCTGAATATTTTCTGGATTCACTCTCTTTTACAATCGGATCAACTGTCTGTCCGTTTTTCAGTCCGTCCGTCAATAACACCCCGCCGATTCTTTCCATGCCGGATTCAATATCCGCCACATATTCTTCGGTTGCAAATGGTATATCGACTCGGTATCCACGATTATAATTATCTACCCCCAAAACAGTCTTACTCAGATTTTCTCTATACTGAATAAAGGCTTGTGACGTAGTGTCTATTTTCCCTTTGGTCGTTGATTGGCTGTATAAATGGTGGCTTATTTCATGGGCAACTCTATTGATAAGAGGAACATCGCCCTTGTCCATGCTTAGAAATATGTTGTTTCCACTTATGAACGCATTTATTGATTTTGTGGAATCTTTGAAGGGAATTAAGTCAAAGCCATGAGAAGCAGCAAGATTTTGCATCTCTTTGAAGTTGTGATTATCATACCCCGTCGGATCGTGTGTTATTCCCTGTCCGGCCGTCCGGCAGGCTTCTCTAAGACGATGTGGGGCGTTAACGTCTTGAGAAATTCCTTGTCTTTCATCTGCCACTCGCCTTCTGTGTTCTTCTCGAACGCCGGGTAATACGCTCTCCCGTTCCCCGCGTCTATTCTCACTGTCGGCTGTTGGTCTTCCATCTTCGCCTCCTTTTTCTTCTATTATATCACCTTTTTGGTTAATTGAATATCCGGATTTTACAGTCTGCCCCCCAACCTCCGGGGGGCGGGTTGGGTTAGGGAGTTCGGGTTTTACAACATGAAAATTAGGTTTCTTTTTTGGCTCTTCCTTAAAGTATGTTTCATTAATAAATGCCATGTCTTGTTTATTAAGACTGTCTATTTCTTTTTCAGCTCTTCTTAAATCTGCAATAAGTAATTGTGGTTTTTCGGTAAACCTTTCGGCTATCTCCAGTGCATATTTTGGGTAATGTGCGGCTAATTGCTCTATTGAGAAAGCCAGTGGTGTGATTCCTTGAATGTTTGGGATGTTTTCTTTATATGGGTCAAAAATTGTGTCATAAACGGTCATTTTCCCCCATGCCGGATCGACATCTTCATAATGTTCATTAGCAATATGTTCAGGGAGGTTCTTTTTTACAATACTCCAAAACTCTGAAGGATAAAGTTTTTCTTCGGTAAGCGCCTTAATTGCTCTTGCAATTTCTATCACATTCTCTTTTGTGCCGAATATTCCTACATCTGGTGCAACATAATTATCTATTCGTGATTTACGGAAAGCATTTTCTTGAACAGCAATATCCACAGAATCATCTTCCTTAAGAAAAGCAAGCGGATCATTCTCAATTTTTCGTGCTTCAAACTCAGGCACATCCCATTTAGACGTATCGCGCCATGCTTCAATTCCATCCTCGGCCTTCGGGGTTGTCTCGGGTGGTATGTTGGCCGTCCCCTTCCCTTGTGTTCCAGAATAACGATTCTCGGATTCCGCTACTTTCCTTTCCGGCGCTTCTTCTGATACGGGAACTGTCTCTCGTCTTTCCGGCCGTGTAACCTCTCCAGTTCTTCCTTGTAGATAACGCTCGCGGTATTTAAGGTATCTATTCGTTGCTTCTGTTTCTTGGGTACGTGTTCCATCGTATCTCCTGTATTGGTATCCATAAAATGATAGTGGCCGCATAAAGATACCCTCGTTTCCGGTGGTATCCAATTCTCCTCTTATATTAACATGGGCTACGAAAATATCCAAGCCGTCATAATACAGTTGGTCGGCTTCGGCTCTGGTAATCGGGACGTAGCCCATTGCGATAAAATTACGGGGCTTCTGCCAGAATTTCAGCGGGAGACTTTCTAATTGTTTCTGAATGTCCATGCCTTCCCACCATTTGTAATTCGGATTGTCCGAACGTGAAAACATCGGTTGGCTTCGGCGAACAGGTGAACGCTGAAATTCAATCGGCACTTCTTGCTCTTGCTCTTCTCTTATGGCGTCCAGTTTTTCACCGTTCCGTTCCAGAAGCGCAATGCGATCTAAAACTTTCTGATCCCAGATGACGTAATTATATGTGTAACCTCTTTTAAACTTATTAATATAGTTTTGTCTCGCCTTCGATTTCTCTTCTGGTGTATCGTGTAAATATTGAACAAGATAATCCGCGGCAGCCTCTGCATCGCCGTTAAAATTGTCATAAGCGACCTTCATTTGATTATCAATGATATTGTAGTTCCTGCTCATCTGATCCAGATACTTGTTGCCGGGGATACCAATAGAAGCAAGGTATTTGGAAGCCGCTTTTTGTGAACCAAATTTTTGAGTAAGGTGTTCGTAGTATCGTGACCCCTTAGCGTCAAGTGGTTTAACGGGGCGCAAAACGTAACCCTGCCTTTCCCATTCGGCCTTTTCTTCTTCGCCCCTTGCCCACGCTAATCGCTTGCCGGTTTTTGTATAAATATCATGCGTAACATCACCGGGAACCAAATTGACGTTTTTCCCCAAGAGAATCTTTATATACTCACTCTGTTCTGAAAGCGGTTTATCCCAATCCAGCAACTTCGGGATAACGTCATCTGGGATTTCGAGTTTGTAGAGGGAGTTTGCAATCTTAACATCTGCATTAGCCCATTTATCAAGGATATCGGCCACGGTGTTTAGTTTTTCTGCCTGATCCCATCCGGCTTCTTTTTCAAATAGCGTAAGCGATTCAGGGTTATTTTTTGCTATTCTTGCCGCCGTTCTAATTCGATGAGCTTCCATTAATATTGATTTATTAACAAGGAGCGAGTTGGCGGCTATCGTTACGGCCATTTCTTCCGCTGTTTGCTTCTCAAGTGGTTTTTTTGTCCCGCTATATATCTTTCCATCAACGTCAATGGATTGTCCGCTTGCGCCCAAGTATGCCTTACCAGTTACTTCCGCTTCTGCCGAATACCATCCCCATCCGAACGCCGCTGCACCCTCTCCTGTTCCTATCTTGTCCAGCCTCGGTCTGCCATGAGGGAACCCAGGTTCAGGCATCCAGACGTGCGGTGTTCCGTGATGGGCTATCTTAAAATTGACGCCCTCGCCTCCAAACTCTTTAAACGCATCCTGTAATACTACCCGGACTTCCGCATCGGACAGCTTAACATCAAGCCCTATGGCTCTCAAAAGGTCGTGGAAGATAGCAACCAATTTGTCATACCACTTGGGTTGAGCCTCATAAGACTGGTTGCAAAGCCATTCCTCGCAAGCCTGCCGCCGGTCTTTAGCGGTTCTGGTATTCAGGTGGGTGTGGGTGGTCTTTGTGATCTGCTCAATCTCTTTGTGGTGCGCCCTGTAAATGGCGTCCATCAGGGCTTCGTATTGCGCCCGGACAGGCACTAACGCCCTCGACATCCGCTGCCGCTGGAAGAATTTGCCTAAGCCGCTGTGGGTCAATTCGTGGGCTAAGGTTCTAAGGGCTTCCTCGGTGTTCTGAAGGTTGTCAGAGACAAGATAAACTTCGCCTTTATAGGTGAACCCCATAGCATCGTCAATGCCCTCTTGCTCCATGATTTTCTGGACTTCATCCGGGCAGTTCTCATTGCCCTGAACCACGTTGACTTTCGGGGCGTTGGGGATGGCAGTTACAGCCTTGTTGATGATTGACTGGACGGCGGACTGCTGGAGGCCGGAGGAGGTAGTTCCTTTGCGCTGATACATCGCCACGCCCTTGTCGGTTTCGCGGGTCTGGATGGTGTCAAATAGCTTATCAAACGCATCTTCGACTGGTGCGATTTCACTGTCATACAGATACGGGTATCTATCGGCCATGCGTTTGAAATCTTCAACCCTCACGACATTGGCTAAGTAATCGTTCTGGTATCCCTGTTTCGCCATTTTAACGATGACGTAATTTTCAAAAGACCGTGCAGCGCGTTCGATTATCCTTGACCAATACTTATTTTTGATATGCGAAACACGTTCAGACATCGGAGAATTGTCGAGAGTTTCAACCAACTTTTTGAACGCCTCGGCAACTTCCGGTCTCACCCCTTCAATCTTTGTCCAGTTTTCAGGCTTAAGGCCACGGCGGTTTAGAATCTCGTTGTACCGCGATGCAGACAACCTCGCCCCGCCCTTTTCCTGATAATAGGTTTCGGGGCTGTAGGTGATATAGTTTTTTTCGCGCGTAACGCCTTCAATGCCTCTCGCACGCTGGAAGTAATTGTCCAGGGCATGGAAAAACTCATGAGCAAAAGTCCCGGAGCCTTTTGTCTTTGTCAGATTAATAACTATCGTATCTGGTTCATAATGCGCCGCTGCCCCTCCGTGCCCCCGCGAACCGAATCCAAGCCCAAGCGTTCCGTTCAAAGAGATAGCCTTGGGAGGTATCCCGATTATATCGGCCAGATCCATCATGGCATCGTAGGCATCGTTGAGCATCCCTTGCCGTTCTTTGGCATTACTGCCCTGTGCTACCCAGTTGCCGAACTCGACACCACGAAATCCGAAAGTGTCTATGAATTGTTGTGGAGTGACATCTTTCCCCGCACGGTGATCCTTCCCGGCCCGGGGACGGTTTTCTTTCGTGCGGACATCCTCCTTAGCGACGTTTTCCAACTCTTTGACGGCATCCCACGCTTTCAGAAGTTCATCGGGATGTTCGTTTCTGAAATCAAGAGCTTCCTTGGATGTTTTAAATTCTTTCAGCTTGTGGTATTGGCTGTCGCCTTTTTTATTAATAAAGTAACGATCTCCACTGCCACGAACTTCAAAGCCTTTAATGGCGTCCGATTTTATCGGTGTCGTCTTGCCCAATGCTTCATTGACCTGCTCAATGGATTCTTCGACGGACTTCAAGCCTTCAAAAGATTTGTACCGGCCGTCAATGTAAACAGACACGGAAGGCGCTGGGATGTGTTCATATTTTCCGTCATCACCCATCTTATCGCTGTATCGGTACGCATCGGGGTATTCGTTTACATCTCCTATCCTATCCCATTGCTCACGGTCGATTGCTTCGAGGAGACGAATCTTAGCAAAAAACCCTTTAAGCGAGGAAAACGATTTTGATTTGTCTAATATCTTGCCTCGGCTGTATGCACCGTTTTCAATATCCTTAAATAGATCGCTCATCATGCCGCGAAAGGCCTTAACCTTCTCAACCCAGCGGCTTACTTTATATTTTAATTGAGGTTTTGTTGGAATTGCGCCCCTGGCGGCAAAAGCAAACGCGGCAACGAATTTATCTTCGATGGCATCAACTTCGCTTTTTGGCCATATCTTACTCAATGGCAGACTGGCAATATCGGAATCGGTATATTCTTTTTTAAATGATTCAGATCTGTCTTTCCTGGCTCCGCCCAGTTTTTCTCCGAAGTCCTGAATATCTTCTTTCCCGCTTTTTGAGGCAGCTGGTACTATCGCTTTCGATTGGCCGGTTTCTTTCCTCAACCGGTCAATCGCCCGGTCAAGCACTTCGTTGAGGTCTTTCACCTGCATCTGATACAGGCTATCCTTGCCCGTTTTCACGCCCTTATTTAAAGCCAATGCAGCAGGTAGTCCCTCTTCTGCTTTCTTCATGAGATTGTAAGCAAGGGTACTATCGTACCGTTTTATTTCATCGTAAATTTCACGGGAAACGCTCTTGTCTATTGCGCCAGCCTCATCCCTTGAGGTTATCGTTGATAGCTTTTCCTTAATTGACAAAAGCTGCTGGGTGATAGGGTGATCGCTGTTTTCTGGTTGCCCTTCTTTATAAAGGTTTGTCCCATCAATGCGCACATTTAAAAAACGAGTTTTATCTGTCGGGTCAACCGAAAATGAAACAAGGCCACTTTCTTTATTGTTTTCATCCAGGCGGGCGGCTGTCAGCGTAAAGCCGCTGTCGCGGTCAAGGGCATATCGGTTGCCTTCATTATCCACAAGAACGTCGCCACGGGTTAGCTTTGTGCCATTGTGTCGGTTGGTAGCAGGGTCGTAACGTAACCCGTCTGCTTTCCCTTCTTCCTTCGTCATCTGCCAGGGTTCTTTGGCTTCCGGCTTCTGCTCGGATGGTTCGGCAAAATAATCACTCACCGCCTGATCCGTCCCCTTGACGGTATTCGGGAGTTTTGCACCTGTCCGGTTTTCAAATTCAGCCCGAAGATTTTTGTTTGGCAGGTCGAGATATTCCTGCATCTTCAAGGTGTCTTTTGATTCAAAGGCTGCGTTGAATTTATCCTTCGTGGATTGCGGCAAAGAATCAAATCCGGCGAGCGGTGCGGTCTTCTTGCGTTCTGGCCTCGTTGTTCCGTCCATGCGAAGGGGCTTCGGTTTGGCAGGTTCTTCTTCAGCCTCAACCATTTTCGCGGCGTCAGCAATATGGTCGGGGGCGGAATAGACGTTTTTATCATAACCCGCAATCTTCAATAATTCTGCTGTTTTTTTATCAATGCGTTCTTTTAATCTTGGCTCAACGCCAACGATATCAGCAATATCCTTGATCTTGCTTTTTGCCTCTCGCGTTAGTAATCCCGCCTGCAAGAGTTCGTCGTCTGATCTTCCAATTAAGTTGTCGATGTGTACCCTTGCCACAAGATCATTGTTTTTAAGGTATTCCATGTCCGCAAGCAAATCAGACGTTAATTTCGGATCGACTTCTTCTGTTTGTGTTTTTTTCTCTTCCGCAAACAAGTCCTCATTCTTCGGCGTGACCTGCTGGGGTAATCCTTTGCTTATTTCCGTTTCGGGGTTGGTAAGATTGAACGAATCAGTGCCTTCAATCTTGGTCTGATTCTTCTCGGTGATTGCTGGTTTTTCGGCTGGTTTGTTTTCTGCTATGGCTGCAAAGAAATCATCAGCATCGTGCGAGGCAAGCGCTAACTCGCTTTCTGTGAGGTCGCCCTCCTGCGCTTCAATCTCATCAAGAGAAACTGCTTTAATGTTTTCTTGACCTTCTCCTGCGATGGCGTCAGCGAATTCGTTTTCTTCGAGCTTTGCGAGTTGCTCTGTGATCCACTCATTTTCTTTCTCCTCAATCTCTGTTTCCATTTTACTCTCTTGCAGATCAGGACGCAACACCTTTCTTGCATCCCCTTCGGCCAGTTCTCTAAACAAAGTCACATCCGTAAACGGTTGACCGTCCCTGTCCCGGTATCCTTCAAGATTGGCCATACTTGCGGCCTCATCCATTGAAAACTTGCCGTTGATGCTGGCAACTGCCTTAATAACGCCCATTTCCCGGCTCTGGTCTTTCCCGCGCTTACCATGCGCCCGATCCCAGGCCGTGCCAGTTTTGGAAGTGAATGATCCCAGGCGGACTTTGCCGATGGCAATTATGAATTGAGCAAGGTTCTTTGATTCCGTGGCCTTCTTCGGGCTGTTGTCAACCTTAATGACCTTTTCTTTCAGCTTCTTATACCAAATGCTTTTGCCCTGTGTTTTATCGGATGGCTTGTAAACTACCTCGTACCCTTCTTTTGCGGGTATCTCCCTGAGGGACTTCTGAATCCGGCCAAGGTCTTTACGTTCTGCCTTGCGGATGAAGATTTCGGCGGGTTCGGCGGCCTCATTCTGTTTCCGTCTTTTTGCCAGTTCAATTTCTGCGCCCTTATTCCCGGCGGCTGCAAATCCTTTTAATTGCTCCTCTGGAATTTTGCCCCATTGGTCTTTCATCGCCTCCGGTATGTTACCAAAAGTGGCGGGCGTTTCAGTCGCTTCCGGCGATACCACTACTTCCTTAAGGTGTGCTGCTCCCTTTTTTGCGGCCTCAATGGTAGGCCACCGGCCAATCGAACCTCCTCCGAGGGGGCCTGATCCACCATTTACCCATTTATTCTTACCAACCGAAACAGCAAAACCATTACCATCGGGATGCGGCACTATTCGTGCGGGCTCCTTAACCTTACCTTTCGTGGTGGGTTCTGGCTTAAAATCAACCAACACCTCGACGTTGCTCATTTGTTTTGGAATGTCCCGCTTCCACTGTTTTGCAACTAACTCCCCGTTTTCGCCCTTGACGGCAAGTATATAACGTGCGCCAACTCCCTTGGGCATACTGTCTGTATTGGTAATTTTAAGGTCTTTGGAATATGGGATTATCTGGCTCTCGGAACTGACACCCTCTGCCTTCTTGGGGGCAAGGTCAGGATAGTCTTTCAGGACGGATTCAGGGACTGGTTTGCCTTCACGCACGGCATCGCGCACAATACCCCTGTGCCATTCTTTTTGCTTTGCGCTTGGCTCCTTCGCCTCTGTCTTAAATGCCCCGGCCTCCCATGCGCTCCATTGACCAACTGGCATCATCCAGGGACTTCGGGAACTAGCATCGCCTTCTGGATTCGGCCACTGTTTACCCACCTCTTCGGCACTCATCTCCCACGGTTCTTTAACCTCACCCGCCGCTTCCACTTTCCCGGAGATGCTATCTTCGGGCGGCTTGGGAGCGGCGGGCACCTTTGCCCACGGTTCCCCGGCAAAGTCCTCTATTTTGGCCGTATCGTTCGGCTTAAGATTCTTCGCCGTCAATTCATTGCTGATATTCCTTGCCGTCACTTCATCAATGCCGAATTTCTTCATCAAATAGCGGTCAAGGTCTGCCTTAGTGGTCATCTGTGAATGAGCAAGTCTGGCCTTTTTGTCGTCGCCCAAAGACGCATCAACCTTATAAGCTGCGCCCCTCCATCTCTGTGCTTCCTTGACCATCTCGTTGAAGTCGGGAGAAGACTCCTCGGATTTCACTTCCTTTACGCCTACTGTCGCGGCATCGGTTTGTGAGAGAGGCGCGGGGAGTGTGCTGGGCTTTCCTTCGTGCGCTTTATTCCAGATTTCGGTAAGTTGGGATTTTGTTTTGATTTTATTTACATCAAAAACAACCGTTGTCTTCCCCACCTTAGTACCTTCTTTGTCTGCGAAAATTAAAGCATCGTGCCCTCTTTCCTGTAGTTTTTGTGTGATGTTAAATTTTTTCTCCAGCGCCTCTAATGCGCGATATGGCGATTCATTGTCACCTGATGTAAATTCGTCAAAATAACTATCCGCCTTCATTCTCTTTAAAGTAAATGCGTTTTCCTCGGTATCAACCCCTAGCGCCTTAGTCAATTCGTCAAAGTTTTGCACCTTGCTCAAATCTATCGGGTTATGAACGTCTAGATTTCGTTCCATTACATTCTTGCCGAATTTCCCTGCCAAATCCTTGTTGTCAGCGAAATAAGTCCCGAATGTCTTTTGCCCAGATGCGTCCCGAAATTCCTCTGGCACTTCATTAAAAGGCTTAAACGTTTCAAAATCACCATGCGTCCCGTGGTAATAAGGTGTTTGCGCCTGCACAAACTCATCGGCGCTTTTATATTTAAGCGCTTCAGTGAGCAAATTACCTTCCGGCGTTGCCGCAGGTTCAACGTTCTTTTCAGCCTGTACGTTGGGTGCCTCGATGGGGGAAGTCTCAGCAGTGGGCAAGGGTTTGATTTCCTCTGCCGGTTTTACGATCTTATCAAGAACCTTCTGCTCGTCTGTGTCCAGAAGACCTTTTGCTCTGGCTTCCTGAAGGATGGCAATGTCTGCTTCGCTCGGTTTCTGTGCTGGATAATAAGGCAACGTCTTCCGGGCGTACTTTAATTTCTGCTGGTCAATTATCGGGGTTTCGGTTTGCAGCGTCCCATTTGGCACCTCCTCTTCTGGAATTGTATATTCCGGCACGTCTTCTTCCGTGTTTCTTGCGGGGATGATCTTCTTGATCCGCTCCATATCGGCCAGTGTTTGGCTGATGGAATCCGGGCGGGGCTCGGGGGAGGCTACTTCGTCTATCTTCCTGATAATGCTATCCGCGATAACACCGTTCAGCCCATCCCGTAACTGGGGGTATCGCTCTTTGAATCTTTCAAGACTGTCACTGTCATAGATACCGCTGTTTTGTCCCTCGCGGATAATTTCAAGAGCGTTTTCGGGGGTGAAGGGATCGCCGTCAACGGTGCCCACTTTCATTCCCTGGTCAATGAAACTGGTTGCCAGAGCGCCTATCTTTAATTTATTGATTTCGCGTTCAAGTTCAGGGGGGTTGTCCTCGACGGCCTGCAATCTCTGATAAACAGCTCCAGCTCCGCCGATGAATCCGGACAACAAAAGAACAGCAGGGAATACTTCCTTTGCCGAGGTCAACCAGTCTTCCGGGCTTGTCCATTCCCGTTTGGGCTCGGAGGTCATACCGGCTTCGACTTCGACGTTGTGTTGGCCCATTTGGGTGACGGTTTCCGTCGCTTCCTCAATTCCGATGATCTTACCCAGCTTCACAGCGCCTTTGGCCAGTTTTTTAATGACAGAATCGGGAATCAGCTTTCCGCCCGGAACTTTGTTTTTTGCAAGGATCAACGCCAGTTCTGCCGCTGTGCCGATACCTTCCGGGACGGCCTCGTACAAACCTGACTTAGAGGCAAGTCCTTCGTATAGCCCCTTAAGCGCCGTTTCTTCCTCGGGGTTTATGCCGCGGCCATGTAACTTGATGCTTTCCTCATTCTTCCGGTTCAGCCAGTCGTTCATGGTCTGGTATGATTGCATCCTGTGGGCGGCCGCACCAGCGCCGAGCATCCGGCCCGCAAATATTCCACCGGGTCCACCGGGGGCACCAGCCACACCACCAGCCGCGCCAGCTACCATCGAAACGCCGCTAAACCCGAGGTTTTGCCCCAGTTGTGCAATGTCTTGTTTGGAAATAACGCCGGGGATTACGTCGCCCGTTCCCTCGTATTCTTTGGAAAGTTCCTCGTTACGTTTCGTTACCCAATTAACAAACTTGTCGCCTATCCCTCTATCATTTATCGAAGCACCGCCGCCGCCCTGAATCGCTGTGATTGCAGAGGCCGCAAGATTTTCAGGCACGCTTAAAAGCGTCTTTCCCAGTGCTCCCAGCGCCGATCCTTCTTTGGGTGGATTGCGGCGCTTTAGATCATCCTGGACGTGCTGATCGACGCCCTCCTGCTTGGCCCAGGTGTCAAAATCAGAGTATTCCTTATCGTAACCCGCACGGGTATAAACGTCTTTTGCCACCTTATCAAGCGGCGCGTCTCCGTAATAATCTTTGTGTTTGTTATAGAATCCGAGAATGTCGAAAGCCATTGCAAGCCCTTTCTTGTTATTCTGTTAGTGGTGGGTATCTTCTAATTTCCAAGCCATGCGGCGTTTGCTTTTCTCCGTTCGTCTCTTTTTGACATCCAATCGGCATTTTTCTTTACAAGGGATTCATTGTAGGCTTTCCCGGCCGCCAATTCTTCTTCCTTGCGTTTCTTGGCGAATTGCTGCCTCGCTATTATCGCAGGGGAATCACCCGCCACCGTTGCGCCCGGATTTTTCACCTGCCAATCCTTTTGTGCGGCGCTTAACTGCTCGGGCGAAAGGCCCGTAAAGTCAATCGGCTGTGCTGCTTGCGCCGGAGCCGCCGGTTTGGATATCCTGAAATCATTGAAATCAGTCGGCGCATTTTTGCCAATGATGCCCTGCTCTATTGCGCCCCCAACTGGTTCCACTAGATCATTAAGCGAAAGTGACGGTCTTGTTGCTGCCGCCGGGGATGCTGCGGGAATTGCTGCTGCTGGCTGTTCACCAGCCAAGCCCTGTCTTGCCTGTTGCTGCTTTTTCATTGCATTTTGGGTGTAAAAGTCAATCGCCGCCTGGGATGACGCGACGGCTTCGGGGGATGAATTGACATTCGCTATGACTGCGGCATGGGCCTTGATTAATTCGGGGTCATATCCTTTAGCCAACTCGTCTCGTTTCATGGCATAGTTCGTGTCAGCCGTGTACATATGCCCTTGAAGCCCCTGATCCGCCGTGTAGCGCGTGCCCTCGTTTGCCAAACCCTGCCGGGCAATCTCCCCCGCTGTTCTTTCCTTGGCCTGTTCGAGTGCGCCGGTGTTGACTAATCCCTGCCGGGCAAAGGAGGCTTCATTACCCTGCTCCTGTAATTCCTGCGCCCCCCGTTGTTTAAGCAGTTCGTCGTCAATTTTATTATTGCGAAGCTGCGTTTGTTCGTGTCCGGAAAGCCCTTCGTCCAGTTTCCTTTTTTTCATGTCCCAGGCTTCTCGCGTAATTCCCAAAACCTGATCAATCAATGCTTGCAAGTTAAGGTTTGCCATGTCTTCGCTCCTTATTCCTTACGGTTATTTGTAGTATAACATAAAATCATGCTTTTACCTTGTAAAAAGTGCAGGGCACGACAATATAATTAGTTTTCTCCGTGTCCTCATCCGCCGCTTTAAGATGTGTCTGATTCAGCCACGTGAAAGATTCCGTAGCCGGTGAAACGGTGCTGTCCAGCTTCAAAATGGCCACCCTGTCACCTACTTTATAATCATAGAAGTCTGTTGCCTGGGCGATAATCGAACAACCCTGAACCTTTACCGTGTATTCGTTGCCGATGCCGCCGTCCGTTCTGTCCGCTTCCAGTGTGACGGCTGTAATAACCCCTGATGTAAAATGATTCGTTTCCATCCAGTTTCCGGCATATAAGAAGGGGGAAGATTCCTGGAACCACCACACATGGGGGGGACACGCCACAGGCCTTGTCAGGATTCCAATGAATTCACCAGGAACGGGGAGGGTGTCGGTCTTCTTAATCCAAAACCGCATCCACATTTTTGGTTCGACGGTTTCCGGGTATTTCTCCATTTTCTTGGACAAAAGCTCAACGCGGGCATCCTGTTTGATATAGGCGCTTTCAATCAGGTGCGTTCCGAAACAATAATTCTGGCCGGCAAGAGCGTTATCGTTGGAATCCTTCATGTCAGGGAAAATTTCGGGCGTGCTCTGGAGGCTCGGCTTTTTGTCATCGGTAATGTCAGCCGCCAACCTCGGCCAATACAATGTATTATTCTTTACGGCATCAAACGGATATCCGGATAATTCAGTTTCCTGTAATAAGGAAATGACTTCCATTACCCCCAACTGCCCGACCGGAAACGAAATGTATCCGGCGTAATCAGCCGGGTTATATCCATCGGGGCCGTCAGAAGCATATTGCATCCCCTGGCCCTCTCCCCATAGCTCAAAGGCTATTGTGTTGATCCAGTAAATGCCGTTGTGCTCGTACTCCGCGCTGTATAGTTTCCCGAAAACGCTCTGGCTTATATCCGTGCTTAACTGTTCCAGATCAGTTAAAACCTTCAAGGGTTTTAATCCGGCCAAACGAGAAAGAAAACTCAAATTCACGGAAATATACGGGCCGTATTTGAAATGTTTGAAGTCCTCCGACATATCAGCATAATATTTCTTAAGGAAATTATCGTGATAAAACAGATACCAAACGTCGGACGCCACGGGTGCCGCCATCTTGATACCGGTGTCGCTTTGCACAAAGTCGCCGGGTTCCATCATTCCAATGAGCCCTTCGATCTTACCGACAAGATCCGAAAGGATATTCCCGCTTCCGGCCAGTCCTTTCATGCTTGCGATTAATCGCCCTATTTGCTCTTTGTCGCTCATTACGTTTTCTTTAGAATCGTATGGGTTAAGGTTGAGGCTATGTTTGCCGCTGCCAGGGTTTGCCTCGCTTGGACAGCTGCCAGTGCCTTGGACCATTCATTTGCCGCCTTAAAGGTCAAAATAGAGACTTTTGAGGCATCCAACTGGGGTTGCAGAGCGGCGTCCGCCTGCATAAAGGTCAATTCCAGACCAGCCAGATCAATCTTATGAGCATGTTGCAGGTCTTTTTCCTGCCGGTTCATGGTGATGGAACTTACCCGGCCGGTCTGCTTCGTGTTCATCAGGTCAATTTTGTTCTGGTGATTCGTCGCTGCCTGCGTTCCCAGCGTGGCGATGTAATCGATTTCATCCTGGGCCTCGGTATTTTTCGCATGGGCCAGCGTTACCCGCGCCGCCGCTGCCGGAAGCTCGGCCTCTGCAACGTCTGTTCGCGCTTGCTCAATGGTCAATTCGTTTTCCAGAAGGTCAATCTTCTTCATGGCCCGGTTGGTTTCCGCGATTTCAACCTTTACCCGGGCGATTTTCGCATCAATGTCAATCAGCTCCTGGGCGGTCCGAACCGTGTCAATCTGAATTTTCAACGCTGCATTGGCCGCGTCAAGTTTCTGAATATCCACCTTGGCCGATTGGATTTCTTTTTCAGCAATTTCAATGTCCGCCATATCAAGGTGGATGGATTCCATTTCAAGATAGGCTTCGATCTCGGTTATCCGGGCTGCCGTCTTTTCGGTTTCCGACGTGATTTTAACGGCCATTGTTTCAAGGGCTGCTTCGTCGGTTGCCAGGGCCGCGATCTTCTCGTCCCACAAAGCCTCGTCAGCCTCAATCCGGGCTTCTTTTGTCTCCATCTTCTTGTCGTGGATCAGCTTATCGATGTTTGCCAGATACCTTCGGGAAACAATGTCGTTCACGATGATGGTTTCCTGATTCGTGAGGTCGGCCATTTTCATATTATAATCCGCCAGCAGGTTGGCCAGGTCTTCCGTTTCAATCTCCAGAAGATACTTATTCCGGTTCAAATAAGCCGACGAATACAAACCAAAGATGGTTGTCCGGTCTGCGGTCTGCGTGGTGTCAAAAGGGAAACTGTAAATAAAAGGCGTCCATACCTTTGCTTCCCTCGCTGTTGATCTCGAATAGGCTTCTGTTGACATGATTTTATCCTATTAAATGGGTTAACCTCGCAGAAATATCCGCTGCTGCATCAGCTTCGGCGGAACCTCTAACTCTGTAAATGTCCGCCGCTGCATCCGTTCCGTTGTAAGCTATTTGCCCGCCTGCCGTCGTGTTCTGGCTCGCCAGCAATATCGAATTCTTTAAAGTATCGACCGTTGTTTTCTTGTCCAGAATTGCCGTGTTCGTGGCCTGTTCATCAGCCAGCCCGTCGGCAAAATCAGCCAGTAAAAGATTCTGGTAAGCATCCTGAATGTAATTCTCATGGGTTAAAATATCCTGCTCGTATCCGAATTGGGTTGTGGCCAGATCCCGCTTATCCTCGGCCAGCTCAATTCGTTTCGTGTCCGTGGCGATGTTTTCCGTCAATTCCTGTATCTGATAACCGGCCTTCGTGACCGCCGCCGCCGATTGCGCCACCTTCTCCCCGGCAATATCTTCTTCCAGGGGAAGCAGAACGTCCGTGATCTTCGTCGCGTGTTCTTCAACCTTGGAAGACAACTCGTTAATAAAGGGCGTCAGGGTTTCTTTTTTGTCGGATAGGGCTTCCAGGGCCTGCATGTAGATCGTGTAATAACCGGCCTTTGATTGTTCCAGGGTCAAAAGCTCCTGCTCTTTGGTTAGGATCTCCTCGACCACGGGGATGATTTCCAGCTTCTTTTGTGCCGTCAGGAGTTTGGCCGCCGCCAACTGGGTTTCATAGGGGGCAACACTCCCGTCCAGCTCCGCCAGAGTCTTTTTATAGGCTTCCATCGACAATTCAAGGGCCACTTTCGCTTCTGATAGGGTAATTGCCCGCCGGGAAACTTCTATTGCCAGTCGGTCTAGGACTTCCTCTTTCTCCGCCATGTCCTGTTTAATCCCGGCCAATTCCGATGCCCAGTCCATCATCAGGTCTTGTTTCTCGATTTCCCAGGCCATTAACGCGGTTTTGTAAGCCACGTCATAGTTTCCGACGCTCTGCTTTAATTCTCTCTCAATCGTTTCGGAAAGGATTTTAAGGTTCAGTTCAGACAGGTTTAATTTCGTGGCAAACTCCAGCCGATTTTCCGCGCTGTATGCGTAGCCGGGAAGATTCAGAAAACCCCGCCCGGCAATGGCCGACATTAAAGCGGCGTGTTCTTCTGCATACTTGGAAATGATCGGCGCCTTCCCTAATCTCCACGCTGATTGTTCTCTTAATGAATTACTCATGTTGTCTCCACTACGGTCTGTCCTATGTTTTCAACTGCACGTCGATATGCGGCGAATGCGTTGGTTTCGTCGGCGTGTAATCCCAAAAATATCCTTATCCCATCAACTTGGATACGCGACATCCACTTCCCTGTTTTTTTGTTCCAATACACCCCTGGAAATTTTGATGTTTTCGTATCGTGCCGATTTTGCATATTTTGTCGATGTGTCAAGAATCTTAGGTTGTCTTTTTGGTTGTTTAATCCATTGCCATCTTTATGGTCACGCTCATATCCGAGCGGCAGTTCGTTCATTATAACAGCGTGCATCAATATTGTCGTTTTGCTTCCGTCTTCCCTGCATTCTTTGCGTACTGCATAAGAGGTGTTTTTCAACGTCATTACGTGCCATTTGTGTTGACTTAAAGACTTAAAGTCTTCATCATCAACCAGCGCAACCTTACCCCTCGTCAACCTAATTTCTTTCATGGCGTGATCCTTATTTTGTTAAAATTACCGGAATTAATTTAATCGTGTCCAACTCGTCAAAGTTTGCAACGGATAGCTTCCATCGCTTGCTCTTTAAATCATGTGAAGCGACAAACTTCCCGTTGGTGTCGATGGCGTAGGCTTCCCGCGATCCGTCTTCCGTCTCCAGGACCATCACCGGGCTGGTGCCGGATATTCCGATATAACCCCGCCTGAATCTCTTTTGATTGGGCATCCCGAAATCCGTTTGGCTCATAATAACCCCGGTGCTGATATTCGCCCCGTTGTCCGTCGCGCCGGTCAGCTCGTAAATCCCCGTCGCATTCGCTCCAAAGGCTCTGTTTTCAAAGACGGCGTAGGAATTGAAATCAAACCCCGAATACATAGAAGGCATAAATTTCGGAGTATTTAAAACGTAACATTCATAAACATCATCGGCCAGTTCAATCAAAACATTCATGGCGATGGTGTCATAGACGGCCGTATATAAAGTCCCTTTGATGGCCACAGATTCCGCAAGCACAAGGGATTCCGCGATGGTGCCGTAAATCTGTTTGATGTTGCTGATCGTGTCCGCAATCGCAAGGCTGTCTGAAATGGAGCGTAAGAAGGTGGCAACGACGCTCACCGTATCGACGGCGGAAAGAGCTTCGTTGATGGTGAAATTAAATCCTCTTTCGGCTCCATCCGTTAAGCCCAGGCTGTCCGTCGAAGATTCGGCCATGGTCTTTAAGGCCGTCGCCAGGTCTGTAAAACCGAGATATTCCAGGATGCCGACAACGAGTTTGTAAGTGGCAACGTCCGTGATAACCAGGGATTCGGTGATGGTGTCCGTGATGACCTTCCCGAAACTTGCAATGTCGTAAAGGTTGAGCGTGTCCGTAAAGATTTCCTGTCCATTCCAGTTATTTGTCTGTGTGTCTTTCAGTGTCAGCCAGTCGGCAATGGCAATGCCAAGCTGTGACAACATGGCGTCGTCAAGTTGTAGTGTTTCGTCAACTGATAACAGCCAGGCCATTAAACTGTTGTCGTAAAGCATCATTCCATCATTTATTGTTTCATCCACGTCTCCATGCTCCTCTTCTCCACCGTCGGACCAATGGGCTACCTGAATAACTTCTAAAACTGTCGCCGCCTCCGACATATCTTCCATAAGGGAATCAATCGCTGAATCGACCACTAAAGGCAGGCCGATGTCTTCCATGTTGGAGGTGAAACCACTCGACACAGAGATACTGTCAACTATGGTTTTTTCACCAGCGGGCGTGAATATCCATCCAGTGTTGTTACCAGCGTCAATATTCCCATCATCGATGGGGGCATAAAAAATAGCTCCGCCGGAGGCCGATGAATATACTGGTGTTGTATAGCTAATTGAAACAACCCCGGATGATTTAATAAAATATAGCCGGTGCGTCCCGTAGGAATTACCCAATGTTAATTGTTTGTCTGACGCCCCTTGGATGGTTAAGTCATTTGATACATGGAGATAGCATCCGCCGGGTTCGTAGCTGTTCCCTCCAGCATTAAACAGCCAATAGCCGTCGCAAGTTGACGCATCGTCTATTACCAGATCATTGATATACAGGTCGCTCCCCTGCACGCTTATTGTTTGCGAAATCACGTTGCCAGCTAAATGAAGATCGTATAAAGTTGCGTCGTCATACGATTCTGAAACAAGATAACCATAAGCATCCCCTATTTGGGCAGTTATTATTAAGCGTCGGCATGTAATTAACGAGGTCCCAGCATCCAACTCCGCGAGGGTTGTATTCAATGATAATTTATCGCATAATACTTGGGATGCCCCAAAATCTATGTAAACAGCTCCCATGCTTGTTCGGTAACTATTAAAATAAAGTTGAGCTATTTGGATAGCCGTTCCCACGGTAAATGAATGATCGTTTGTGTTGAAAGTGCCACAATAAAAAGAAGCAAACGTATCTACAGTAAGGTCGTCGAGTAGGTTAAGCTCCTCCCCGGTTCCTAAATGGACATCCAGCGACCTAATCTTACACCCTTCCGTCGTTAGGTTGCGGCTCGCGCCGCCCAGCCGGAATTGTAACGCTATTTTTTCTACATTCATTCCAGACGCAAAGGCAACAGAACCACCTCGGACATCAAACGTGCGAACATTTGTCCCGGATCCTATGGTGGGTATATGGGTAACTGAAGAAAAATCAAGGCTCTTAACCGGTTGCGGCTCCGTCCCGTAAGTTAAGTCAATATGCTGACCGTCCGACGTGAACGAATTGCTGTCGAAAATAACATCATCATCCTTGGTAGGGACGGACTTTCCGCCTGCTCCGCCGCTGGTTTCCGCCCAATGGGTTGTTAAATACCAGTAGCCGCCATTCCCCACCCAATACCGTGTCGCCATCTTTTACCCCTTATGCGTCGGCCAATGTAATCGTGCAGGAAACCAGCAAAATATCCGTATTGACGACAGATTTTGCGCTAGAAAATTTACTAGAGGCAAAGAGCGTCCCGCCGCCGTCTGTGTTGCCTTTGGTGCTCCCGTCCGTGCCGCCACCGCAAAGAAAAGCCCCGTAAATTGTTTTTGTGGCGTTCATGGTGAATGCCGCCTTACTTGCGTTATTGCTTGTTACCTTGGAAGACGCTGCCGCTTCAACAAAAGCCGGTCTTGTGGCTTCGGTATAGGCTGTGCTTTCAGTAAAGCCCGGTGCGGCGTAGGTGTTGGAAACAAGAGGCGTGTAATCGTCTTCAAATAAGCCCATGTACCATGTTCCTATTGCCGTAGTTCCGTGGAAGGTCACGTCAAGCATGTGGTTCAAGCCCTGGGTCGTGTTGACGTTCTTCTGTTCCCAATGGTCGATTAACTGCCCTTTCCGGTAATGTTCAATTTTCCACCAAGTACCGACGGGGATAATGGATTTGACGGGCTGCGATCTAATAATCTCTGCGCCGAAGGTTGTTTTCAATGGTAAGTGTGCATTCATTTTTTATTTCTCCTTTATGGGTTTAATCTGTCCGTATGGGGAAGATGGATAAACCCCTTGACGTTCTCTATGGAAACTCCAGCCGCTGCCGCCACTTTCGATGTATAGTCGGAACCGTTCACATAAATACGGTAAACGTCGTCTCCTGTGGGTACTTCCCGCCTGAAATTGAATGATTGTATTAAGATGTCGCCGTCGTTGTCGATGTTGCTCCACGGGTGCATATAGCGAATGTCGCCGGGGTCCTCGTTAAACCGGTATTTCCGCCCTTCGTCATAATCAGCGTTATAGTAATCCGCCTGGTCCATCGGATTGAATCGGTATGGCCAGCAAGCCATTCCAACTTCTCCGTGTGCGGCGATGGTTTCTCCGAAAGGCGTCACCCATTTTTGAAAATCGTAGGTCCCGGATGTGGTATCCATCGGGTAGTCGATTTCAAACCCGAATACACTGCTATTGTTTACGCCTCCCCACCAATACATAGGGTTGCCGAAAGTTCTGTTGATGACGATAGGGATGTATCGCGTATCTTTAAAATTGGCGGTATCCCAATCAATAGCCCATCTCGTTTCTGGCTCTGTCGGGGCCGTAGCCAATGTCCTGTAAGTGTATTGGAAATCGTAATATCCCGGCCTGGAAATGACTTCGTAATCATGCAGAAACACACCGTTGCCCGGATTGTGCTCCGTCGCCACACTCGCGGTTCCGTCACGATTGATCAAGCCTGGGCATGGAAGATCGTAAGGGCCGGTTTCGTCGATGAATGTCACTGCATGGTCGATTAGACGATATTCCCTGACATAGATGGGGCTGTCGTACCACTGGTCCGGGTAGGGTTGCCCGATATAGATGCTGTTGTTGTCCACTGAAAAATTCATCCCGGTCCCCCACCAGTAGGGGATTACGGAATATCCAGCCGACATTTGGTATGAGTATTCCCTTGCGAGGAAGGGGACGCGCCAGTAGGAATAATTAGAAACATCACGATTCGGCACCCGGTAAAGGATGTTCAATTCCGGGTCGAGGATATAAAACCAGACAGAATCACTGCCCGGATAATACGGTGGCGATGCCTCTTCGATAACGGAAGACGCGCCCATCCAGGCAAACGGCGTAATGGACGCCCAGCAGGAGCCGATCTGCCTCCGGCGGTAAAGAAAATCTTCCGTTCCGCCCCACTTGAAACTTTCGTTGGCGATGACGCTATCGCTGCTCACGTCCAGGGCAAAATCCCCTTCGGTGGTCTGTACGACGCACCAGGCGTGACGCGAGCCGGAGCTCTTGATGTATCCGGTTTCGATATGGATAGCCGATGCCGGATAACCGTAAACATTGATTAACCGATCCGCTTTTGTAAGGGCGAAGTCCTCGCAGTCACCGTCGGCTCCCTTTTTGACAAGGATTTGCCAAACATCGGTCCCGGAAGGCTCCGCAACCTGGTCGAAATAATCATTCGCCCAGGCGTTGACGGTGTTCATATCGGAAAGAACCGTAGGGGAATACGTGATCTGGCTGTTGGCCTTATTTGTCACCAGGGGATGAGATGCGTTTAGGGCCGCCCAATTCGTCCACCCGAGAACAGGCGAAGGGTTCATGTATATATTGGTGGTGATGAAATAAAGGTCCTTCTCCGTGCTGCTCCCGCCAATCGTGACATTGTGCGTGAACTTTTTGGCCCAAAAAATTACCGGCTGTTTCCCCGCGTTGACAATCGTATGATCAGCGCAATTCTCCGTGTTTATCACCGTGAGAGTGCCGCCGTCCATCGTTCCGTACTTCATCTTGTAGGTGTCGCCGTCGAAATAGAGGATGTAGAAATCGCATGTTGGTTGAGGAGCTTCCGGGGTTCTATTTATCGGTCCCAATACGCGGTAAGTTCTGTTTTCTCCGGCCGGTTTGATCTCACGCATTACAATGACTTTATCAGCAGCCCGGAAGGCCGCCGCCGCCCCCTGAATAGCCCCATTGCTCCGCAATGTTCCCGTCCCGGAGGTATGGAAATACAGCGGAGCGGTAACAGTAGCCCCGTCAACGGTTACGGTGCAGGTATCCGCCACGGAGTCTATTGTTACAATCGTTCCCTGGAGAAACTCATAATTCAGGGCTTCTCCGATGTTTTTGAAGTCAATCGTCGGCATTCCGCACCCCTAGTCCAGACGGGTTAAGCTCTTGTTCCCAGGCGCGACGTTGCGCCAAGGCTTCTTCGTAGGTTTTAAAATATTTCCTGTGAATAATCCCTTCTACCTGCAACCTTGCGTCCCAACCTCCGTCCAGATGTCGAGATACTCCCGCTGTTCCATTCCGGTGCTTATAGGAATTATGGTGGTTCTGCCCATCATTGCATATCCGAAGGTTACGCTTTCGGTTGTCCAGTTTGTTCCCGTCAATGTGGTCTGTTTTTGCATAGAAACCGGATGCGTCCAGCACCAGTCGGTGCATGTAAATACCCCTGCGGCTTATCCTGTCTATTGCTTGAGCGTATCCGGTCGCCACGTTCCTGCACCACGTATGGTTGCGAATAACAGGGTAATCCTCATAATCAATGTATGCCTCATAAGTGACCCCTTTGCTTTTTATCAAAACGATTACCGTGTCACCCTCTATGCGATACTCATTCCCCTTGAGGTTTATCCCGCGAGACCGGTGCAGCTCTACTCTGTCCGTCGGCAACAGATTTGACCTTCGCAAATCAAACGTATTGCCGTTGACAAAGCGAACGTGCTTAGAGCCAGTAAGGTGTTTGTGTAAAGTCACGGTGCGGACAATGCTGTTTTCATCTCGGTAGGAGGTAAATACAAGTCGCCTTCCAGATTTGCGCCACCTGTGTTTTCCGACCATTTCAATGTCGGCAGCATCGAACATTACTTTTTCTCCCTGAACATCCATCGTGACCACATCCCCATTCACGCTAAATTCATTTTTCATAAGAGGCTCCTTTTGATTTTTTCTTATTCTATCACAAGAAGCCCCTTATGTAAATGTTATTTCTTGCACGTTACGAAGTAGTGCAAGAAATTACGTATGTAACGCTAAGCACGTCGTCCGCGATAACCGCCCTGGAAGAAGAAAACGCCTTCGCACAGAACAGGGTGCCGCTTGTTGCCGTCTTCGCCGCCGCCGTGGACAGGAAAGCGCCGTAAATGGTAATGCTTGCGTTCATCGTAAAGGATGCCGCGCTTGCCGCGTTCGTGCAGGATGCCGTCGATGTCGAGGCGATGGTGTAGGCCGGTTTGTTTGTGGCCGGAGAATCATAATCCGCATCCTGGCATTCGCCGTATGTGCCGGCGGCTCCAAGTTTGACCGCTGCCGTGTCGCCCACTGCCGGAGTAACATTGTTCTTGAAAATACCGCAATAAATCGCCGCTTCCGTGGCCTGCGCCCGGAAAACGATGTTCAGAAGCCTCGCCATTCCTTCGGTCGTGAAGGTGTTGTGCCCCTGGTTGCAAGAATGAATCAGGCGGCCCTTTCGGAAATGATCAGTGAAAACATCACCATGAAAGGCAATGCCCGATTCCCGGAAGTGTTTTGCCGCATACCTTAAGTTCGCGTCGTCTCGAAATTTTGTTAAATCCATTGTTATTCTCCTTTTTTGGTTAAAATAAAAAAGCCTGGCTCTACGGAAAAATCCGTAAAACCAGGCTCATAGTCCCTTCGTAATGAAGGCTTTTAGTCCCTGTATGTGATAATTAAATAATCACCCCTCCGCGTGTGACTACGCACGTTGCCGAATCAGTAAAGCCGGCGCTGCTGCCCATCAAATTCGCCCTTCTGTTAAAAACGTCAATCATCCCGTTCTTAAATGCGTTGTACGTTTCTGCATCCATACTGCCTTTTCCGCTGCCGGTCGCTCCCGTTGTGAAACTGGCCAGGTATTGAAATACGCCTTCGAGGTTCCGGTATAATGAAGCCCCGCGTGACGGTATCCCCGTTTTGAGTTTGTTTTTTGTCAGATTAAAGAGTTTCCCGGATACATTCCCCGCCACAATCCCCTCAACCGTCATCCAGACAGGGACATCCACAAAACCTTTTTCCGGTGTCCCAAGGACACTTCCAAGGTCAGGAAGATTGTTGCAGTAAGACAGGGTGCCCATGATAGACCCGGCCCCCGCGTCGGATAGCTGCATTTTGTCCGGCTCCGTCCCGGCGAGGAAAACCGTCTTTTCTTTCGTGCCGACAAACAGCCCCGTGGAAACTTTGGCAATCAACGACACTTTGGAATCAAAGGTGAATTTATTTCCCGCCAGCTTAAACCAGCCCAGTTTGAAAGGTTCGCTGTAATACATCGTATTGCCGGAAGACCCCCAGGCCCGCCCAAAGGCGTAACAGAGGTTCTCCATGTAAGGCGGAGGCGAGCACATGAAGGACGGTAAAGGTTCGACCGTGGGAAGATCAACGATCTGGCTTGTCGCCCCGACAAGATAAAAAATGCCCTCGTCGGAGTCCGTAGCCCAAACCAAAGCCCCGGATGGACGGTTTAAAACCTGAATTCCACCCTCGGCTGAAAGCGTAATCGTGGAAATAGGCCCGTTTCCGGATAATTCGCCGCTTGTAACATTGGTCATGGTGATACGATAGGTACCGGCAGGGAGATTGCCTGAACCTGCAAGGAGCATCGGGCCGGGAGGTTGCGGCACGCCCCAGGAGGCTACCGAGCTAGCGGTAGGATCAAAGATTCCCTGCCAGTATGGATCGCTGATATAAACCTTGTCGTCTGCCTCAAAATAAGACAGCGGATACATGGGACCGGTTATCGTTCCGACACTTACCGCCGCACCCTGGGATATCCGATAAAGGATTCCAGAGGCAGCGCAGAGCATACAGGAATTCCCCGCCCAAAGACTGTGAGCGCCCGCAAGGGTAATATACAGGGTTTTGCCGACCCGTTTTGTTAGCTCGCCTGCCAGGCTTACATCGGAATTCAAAACTACGCGGGGGGAGACTATTCCTTTTCGGGAATAAAAACTCTCGTCCACGTTGTTTGCTCCCGAAAACCCTGCAATATCTATTTCAGCCATTGACTTTTCCTTAAAAATTTACTAATATACTCCTTAATCACACGCCCCCGCGTCTTCATAGTCTCCGCTTCCGTAATACATGGGCTCGGCGTCGATCCCGACAAAATCACAAAGGTCCGTCATGGCCTCGTAAAACTTGCCTGTATGATATTTGACGCCAATCCCGTGATTATCCTGGCCGTCTTCAATCGCTTCACCGAATATCTCTTTTAAAACGTAGTGCTTAATAAGCCGAAGCTGTAAATGCTCCGGAATTCCATCAGGTTCGTCGGTTGCCGTGACCATAGTCGTTGGTTTCTTATAATAATGAAGGCCCAGCGTTGTCGCCGCCGTGGGAATCCCCTGATAATAGAGTTTCGATCCCTTCACACACACCCGGTAAACAGACCCGGCTTCCGTTAGGTTAAAATTGTTGACCCTCTTTAAAAAGAGGGCGAAGGCGTAATAATCACCGCCGCTGGGCGGAGCGATCCGGGACCCGCTTGAATCGTAAATATTTATTACTTTCCGTTGATAATTCACGGGCAGGGAGACATAAGGCAAGGTTGTCGAAGTCGTCACCGTGGATTGAGTAAAAAGATCAGGTAACGGAGGCGATATTTGACCTTTCGGCATCCGAATACCCGCCGCTATCGAATTAACTGCGTCATTGATCCGCTCGGCTATCTTCGTATTCGTAAAGGCGGAATCTTGAAGGATGTCCTGAATAGCATTGGTCAACGTGGTTAAATTCTGTCCGCCCGCAATTTCAGATAGTCCGGCTGATTCCTCGACTGGAAGAATCCCATCAAGCGAGAAGACAGACCCGCCACTCCCGGCAATAAGGCAGGTGATCAGGTAATTATGGCCAGTTGTCCCGCCCTGGACGTAGGCGTAAACGATTTGGTCTGTATTCGTCTGTTTGGCGGCGTCCAGAACCGTTGCCGTCGCATCATCGAGGGTGGCCAGGTCCGTTGCTGTAATCGTGACCGATGAGATGGTTTCGACCCCGAGGACAGCGGTAAAGTCAAAACTGATTGAATATCCCTCTGAAGGCTGCTTCGTTGTAAATGCGGTTGTCATATATTAAACCCCTGTTATCCTTGGTTGTGCCGTCGCTCTCCGAACCTTTTCCGCGCTGACCGTGTTTCTGCCTGCTGCGTGAGAATAAACCGTTTGGACCAATCCGCTACGGGCCTTTAAAAGAGTTACATCCGACCCGCTGATTAGAAACGCTTTTGGGTTCACCCTTATCCCCAGCCTGAAAATATCGACGTCCGATCCGGTGACGGTAAGGGCTCCGGCGCCTATCAATAGCTTCTTAAGACGACCCAGGCCCACATCGGACCCGGAAACCGCCACGTCTCCAAACAGCGCTTGCAATCGCCTGTCTTTGGTCAAGGCAACGTCGCTACCCGCGACCGCAACAGGGCCGACCGTGGCATCAATCTTCTTATCCGCCAGTAGGGTTATCGGCTGTCCCGATAACGCAAAGGCTTTTGTCCCGGCAGCTACTTTACGGGAAGCAAATAAGGCGACATCCTGGCCGTCCGCGCCGATGGCTCCGGAGTCGATATGAAAAACCAGTTTCCCCTTGAACCCGACCGCCGTACCCCTAAAGGCAATGGCCCCCGAAGAAGCGGAAATCTTGCGCTGGGCCGATAAATCGACAGCCGTCCCCGTAAGTTCTACCGCGCCACTCCCTGCCGAAACAAACGAGTCCCGTCTTAACCCTACGCTTTGACCGGTTTCGGCAATCGCACCCGCACCCGCTTCTATTTTTCGGGCGACGATAAGGGAAACAGACGTTCCGGACGTGGCCAGGCTCCCGGCAGAAGCCGTTAATGGGTATGTTCGATCAAAGTCAACCGTTGTCCCGGAAAGAGTTAAGGCTTTGCTCTCCGCCGCGATTTTCCTTGTCGCAACCAGGTCAATGGCTGTCCCCGTTAGCTCAATGTCCCCGGCAGCAATCGGCAGCGGGCAATTTCTATCAAGGGAAACCGCAGTTCCGGAAACCGCCAGCGCCTTCGTTGCCACCGCAAGGGTTCTTGTCGCCACTAACCCGGCAGCGGTCCCTTGACAAGCCACCACACCGGAGGCCGCATTCAGGGCAAAGGTTCTCGCAAACAAAACGCCTGTCCCGGCTATGGCAAGGGACTCTGTGTCCGCCGCTACCCTTCGGGCGGCAATCAAACACAGACCGGTTCCAGCCACAACAAACTGCCCGCTTACGGCGTTAAGGATGGCCTCCGATGCCCCCCCATCTATCCATTCGCCAAACGTATCGAATGTATCGACAATCGGCGCACCGTAAAATTCAGACAGTTCGATGTAAGTACTCAATCCCTTACCTCTTCTTCAACAAAGCAATCAACTCTTTCACCAACTCAACCAAATAGCTCATATCCGCCGCGATACTGAATATCCCGCACTTCTTGGGGCCGAAGTTCATCCGGCATTCTTCGCAATCTAATTCAGGGTTAAGCGGGCACTGTTTCATTTCTTTAACTTCGCCCTTTCCTTCGCTGCCGCCGTTTCATAATTCTTGATGAACTCCGGCGCGTCTTCCTTCGCTGCGATGTATTCACGCAACGAGCGGATGGATTTCAGATCAATCTCCGCCAGAACAGACACCGGGTCTTTCCATGCGTCGATCTGCGCCAGGGCATCGGCCTCGCTCATAGATGCACAACTGGGCCACTCGCCTACCAATTCCCGGACGATGGATTCGTCGTCAGCTTCGTATTTGTAAATCCATGCGCCTTTTCCATCCGGAGCCATGAAGCAATCAAACGTCATCCCCTTGGACTTCAGGACTTCCTTGGGGCCGATCAGATTATTCCCCCTGACTATCGGGGAGACTTTCAAGTAATAAGCCATCTTCCTCTACCTCCGTATATGTTATTTGTCCTTTTTCGTTTTTTCCCATCATTAACCCCGTCGCCTCCAATGACGATAAGGTTCCAACGGAAATAGTACCAATTGATAGACATTCTCTTTTAGCGTCGTTCAGTAATTTTTGCCGCCAGTATCTATGCTCCGCCTGCTCAAACTGTTCTCTGGTAAAGGCCGGAAGAACGGAAAGCGCCTTTTCAAACGTGGCGATCTCGACCAGGGCGTCCTCAATCAGTTTTTTTTCAGACTCAAGCTGGTATTCCTTTTCTTCAAGGTCAATCAAAAGGCGTTCTTTTTCAAACCCTGTTGCCGATGATAGCTTTTCGTTTATCTCGGTCAGGTCAATGTCAATCCGTCTTCTGCGAAATTCACATTCTTTCAGGGCCTTCAACTTCTGGCTCAACTGAAGCAGAAGATGACGATAATAGCGCTCAGGCGTTTCTTTCTTGTTGAACCGCGTGATCTGATAAACGCTATTTCCGAAAGGAACTTGCCGCATTTGCTCTTGTAATTGGCTTAATTTTTCTTTGGTCATTATAAAATGCCTCCGGATTGGACGCCTGCGCCTGCCCGTTTCGCCGTATCCAGGGTTGCGGCAATCGCGGCAGAGGTTTCATTGGAAAAATTTAAGTCTTCGATGACGCTGAGCATAGTGGCGGCTGTGTGCCCGCCCAAAATGTAACCCTTAACAGATGAGTTGACACCCGCTCCGTCGAGTTCCTTTGCTGCATCCAGCGTGGCTGTGATTGCTGCTGATGACTCATTGGAAAAATTTAAGTCTTCGATGACGGCGGTCATAGAATAACCTGCTATAACCCCGCCCAGAATGTAACCCTTAGCGGATGAATTAACACCCGCGCCAGAGTATTTTGCTGCATCCAGCGTGGCTGTGATTGCTGCTGATGACTCATTGGAAAAATTTAAGTCTTCGATGACATTGACCATAGTGGCGACTGTGTGCCCGCCCAGAATGTAACCCTTAGCGGATGAATTAACACCCGCGCCTACGCTTTTCGCCGTATCCAGGGTTGCGGCAATCGCGGCAGAGGTTTCGTTTGAAAATAAGAGGTCTTCGATGACGGCGGTTTTGCTTCCCGTATCTCCGCCCAAAATGTAACCCTTAGCGGATGAATTAACACCCGTGCCATAGCCTTTCGCCGTATCCAGGGTTGCGGCAATCGCGGCAGAGGTTTCGTTTGAACATAAGAGGTCTTCGATGACGGCGGTTTTGCTTCCCGTATCTCCGCCCAAAATGTAACCCTTAATATTGAAGGGCAAAATACTTATAACGGTACAAAGCCCCGACACAGGCCCGAACAGTAACCTGTTGCGTCCTCGCTGGTATAAGTAACTGCCCATAAGATTCACCTAGTCGACAATAGCATTAACAAAGCCCGATATCGTAATTACGTTTGTCGTCCCAGCAAACGCCTTCACCGTCGCCCCGTTCTGGAGGATAAGACCCGGCACCACGGGAACAAGGCCGGACTTGTAGGGGATAGAGACGACGATATTTTGATCCGGCGCATCCGCTCCACCAAACTCGATTGTCAGAACAACATTTGCCGTATGACTGTTGAACGCCCAGAGCCAGATTTCGTCGTATGTCCCGGCTGTCGTCCCGGCGACGGCGGTATGAATAGCCGTCCCAGGGGTTTCGACTGCTGCGATCTTGATTGCCCTACCGTCGGTCGAGGAACTTAATTTTCTCTTAACTACGGTTGCCATGTCATTACTCCTAGAATAAAAGAAGTTTGATATGGGGCCTTTGCAGACCCCATATCACTTATGTCGCCGCCGCAATCGTGAGCAGCGAAGCGGTAACGTCGATGGTGAAGGTTTCTCCGGCCGCCAGGGTAATGGAAGAACTATAATCCCAGTATCCGATCAGCATATCCGTGGCGCTGGTGTCATCGTAGAGAATGACGTATCGGAAAGGCCCGATCCCTCCTGCCGTGGCCGTAATCACAACATCCGTGGTGCAGGCCAGGGTATAAGTGCCGCCGGATTCCGCCGATGAGTCAATGGTTGCCGCATGTCCGCCGGTCGTATATCCGTTGGCCGCGGCGGGGGGCGGATGTTTGGTTATGGGGTCAAAGACCGTATCCGTGGCCGCTGTGGGCGCGGTATTGGTGAGGGCGAATTTGAGATCGTCGCTCCCCAAGTTATACCCGCCGTTGGCAAGCTGGGATAAAAACTTATTGAAAGGTACAAAGGATGCCATGATCGTTCTCCTTCATGGTAAGAAGCCCCTCCTTTTTACGGGAGGGGCTTTGGGTTAGGGTTTACGCTTCCGAGGCCGGTTCATCAACGTGCGCCGAATCATCGTAGGTGATGTGCAGCAGAACATTCGCCGCACCGCCCAGGATGGTCGTGTCAAAGGCAACTTTGATCTTCGTGTTGGCCGCCGTATCCGAATCCGGGTCAAAGACCAGATCCTTGTTGGTCGTATCGGGAACACCGGCAAGGGCTGTTCCGGCGGCCGTGTCGCCGGTCGGAGCTGTTGCCGTATTGACGGCCGTGGTGCTTCTGGACAAAATAATGGTTCCAGTCGCAACCATCGTGGCGTTCGCCACCACTTCAAATGCTTTGACCACGCCCCGGCAAGGTACCGGAATGTAGTAATTTTCCACACCGCCTGCGCTGTAAAGATTGACATAAATATCTTTCATGATCTCTTCTCCTTAAAGGTTATTGGTTTATCCTTCTGCAATCAGGGTAAAGGGAACGGTGTCACAGGTTCCACCGGCCTGGCTTCCGGTCTGCAAGTTGCCCGATGCCAACTTAATGTTGAAATCATAGCCAGCCGTTGATGTGCTGGTGTCGATGTCAGTGATCGCCCGGTTGTTAATGACGTGGAACTCGTCCGAATCATCGTCCACCCAATAACTTACCGAATGAATGAAGTTGTTCGAGATAACCCCGTCATAAGCGGGCGAGCTGGCAACGCACTTCACGCCGACAGTCGCATTGACCCAGTTGCCATCAATGGTGATCTGGTGCGTCGAAAGGGTGCCCTCGATGGAAATGCCGATTCCGAAAATCCCCGTGCCGTAAGCGCCGGGATTCTGGAAAATCTTCACGCCCTGAATGACGACAAGGGCCGAATCGGTGATTTCAAGGGCCTTTGTTGACCCGGCTACTGCCGGCTGCATGTGTCCGCCCAAGAACTGCAAACCGTGGCACCCTGCGGGGATGGCAAACAAATCGCCCGCGCCGTCCGCCGTAAAGCCCATATTGATGAACCGGCAGCCCACTTTTGCCAGGGCGATTGTGTGATGGCCGATAACTCGCGGATACGGCACAAGGTCCGAACCGCAGCCAATAATGTCGCACTTCTCCGGCAGAACAGTCAGGTCTTCCTCGATCCCATCGCCGCAGACATAAATGTAATTGCGCCGCGCCCACCAGCGATTTGCGGCAAGGCCGATGCTGGTATTGCTGGCCGTAATGGCCTCGGCAATCGTCGAATAGGGATGGTCGGGGGAGCCGTTGCCGGTTGCCGAAACATTCAGATCGACATAATACTTTCCCGCCTTCGGTCCCTGATAGTCATTGACCATCAGAAAATCGGAAATCGGCCGTGATGCTCGACTCCCGCCCACTGATAAAATTCTTTCACTCATGGTGTTTTCTCCTTTATCGGGCCCCCTCAAACAGCGGGGCCCCAGGGTTAAAGGGTTATGTTACATTCGGCCTTGCAAATTCTCCGAACAATTCAGTAGCTTTTCTGTTGTAGGCAAGGGCCGCCTCTTCCGGCGTCCCGTAACAACCCAAGGAAACCTGCTTCCCGTCTTTGTTAATTGTCGCCCGCCACCGCTTGTTTTGCCGGTGGTAAGAAACGCCCTTGAAGCCGGAAGTGTTGTTGTTGCGGATACGAGTGTTACATAGGTTTTGACTGTTCGAGCAAAAACGTAGGTTTGATTTTTGATTATTCAGCCCATTGCGGTCTGCGTGGTCAAGAATCTCTCCGGTTTTTGCTTTCATAATCTGCCTGTGCATCTTCATAGCCCCGTATTTCCTGTATCCGTTATACTGGTGCCGCCATGCGTAAATTACCCCGTGCTCTTTGTGCGCGAACCATTTGAAGCAGTTTATCTCCCCAAAATCTTCATCGTCTACCAGAGCAACACCACCGTTTGTTAATTGAATCTCTTTCATGTCCGCCCCTCAATCCCCGCTTGTTGCCTTGGGGAAAGCCGGTGGGGTCTTTACCGGCCTTTCGGGAGCTACCCTATCCCCAAAGGAAAGCTAAGTGCTTAAACTGGCTCAGTTAAATTTGTGTGAGCACAGTGCATACGGCGGTTCGAGCAGACCAGGTTTCCACGCCAACGGGTATCCGCTGTCATAACGTCCGGCTGCCCGAGGACTTCTTTCGTGACCCACTTCGGAGCCGTGAAATTGTAATCCTTGTGGCTGCGTAGCGAGAGGAAGTTGAGGTTCAGCGCGTACAGGGTTCCGGTTGAAACGCCGGTATCGGCCACAATCGGAGCGCCCTTGTGGGTGATGTTCTGCCAGCCGGCTTCCACGGCTTTGGTGTCCGTGTAGCGCTGCTGCGGATGCAACGATCTTTCGTAGCCGTCGCGCAGGGTTGCGGTCGTCACGATGAAATTGGGCAGCATATCCGCCACGTCGCCCATGTTCGGCTCCCGGAATACCTTCTGCAAGGTTTCAAAGGAAATCGCCTCGGCGGTCGTAATGACATTGGCTTTCCAATCGGCCATTTCGTCCGTGTCGATGGAGCCGTATTCGGTTGAGGTTGTGGCGTTGAACAGGTCGCCCAGGCCGTTGATATTGTCGGCGCTGGCTGCGGCTGCAATCACGTCGGCGGCCATCTTTACGCGGGCCGCTTTGATGATGCTCTTCATGTACTGCTTGGTGAGGCTGATAATGGCCTCGTCGCCTGTGTTCTGCGTGAGGTCATCGAGGTTCAGGGTGTTGGACCCGTAAACGCCTGCCCAGCGGAAACGTGCCGCATCAACGATGCTGACTTTCGACTGGTTGATGACGGTCGTAGCGCCGTAAGCGCCGGAATTGGACGCCGCGTATTCCAGTGGCACCTTGATCATCTTGCCGCCGTCAATGATTTCGTGGGGCTTTACTTCCCAGTTGTCGTTGATGCGGGCATTGCCCATGAGCTTCCAGAGCAGCGCGGAGGCTTTGTTAAGGATGTCTTCCGGTTCGGTGTTCAGCCAGAAATATTCGGTCGTCGCATTTAACTGATTAATCAAAGACATGATATGTTCTCCTATGACTTTAAGAGGCTAGGATTAAGCGCCTCGCTGGGCAGCTAAGACCGCTGCCATCCCTGCGTCCAAATCCTTGCCTGTTGCTTTTTGTGGTTTGGTCGGCGGCTGTCCTGCTTGTCCTTTGACAACCACTTTCCCCGTGTTTTCCTTGCCCTTTACCAATTCGAGCGTCTTCTTCATTTCGGCGTTCTCGGCGGCAAGATCATCTTTTTGAATCTGGAAGTAGGCCGACATGGGGTCGTGCATCCCGGTTTTGTCGCTGGCGAGGAAGTCTTTGATTCTCGCCTGCATATCCGGGGTGCCGAATGACGGGTTGTTTTTGTTGAATTCAGCTCGGGCCGTTTTCGCGTCACGATCCGAAAGCTCTTTTTTGAAAAGCTCCTGGGCTGTCATCAGCGTTTTTTCGTGCTGTGCCTTAGCTACCAGTTTGTTTGAAGTCGCCAGTAATCCTGCGAGTTCTTTCTGGTAATTGTCCGCCATCGGGTCGAGTTCCTGAATCTGCTTCTGCACGCCCGCGATTTCCGTATCGTAGTCGGGCCCTTGGGGTGCTGCTGCCGGGGCTTCGCTTTTGCTCATGTGCTGCTGAACAATCGGAGCCACGGTTTCCGCAAACTTCCGCAAGGTTCCCAGTTCATTGGCCTGTGCGTCGTGCAATGCTTTCAGGTTCATGTACCCTTTTGCCGCTTCTTCCCCGCTCTTGAACGGTGTTCCTTCAAGGCCGGTCGGTTCTGCGGCATTTCCGCCATCATTCACGCCTGTGTTCTGTCCTTCCATATTTCCTCTCCATTCCTCGGCCAGTTTTAATTTTCATGTTGTCCGTTTCCGGCATGAATCCGCTGGTTCTCCGACTTTTGGTTAAAACAATAAAAAAAGCCGGAACTCATGGATGGTTGGTCCACAAATTCCGGCTTTAAAATCCCTATTGGGTAGGTTCTAAGTCCCGTTATGAAAAATTACTTTATTTCATTGAAGCTGATCCTTTCACGTGAAACAGGTTTTGTTTGCAAAAAAACATCTCCCATGAATCCCTGTGAGACATTAATCTCAACTGTTAATTCTATTTTACCCGTGGGCCTGCCTGAAAGCAAGAAAATAATTTTCCGTTGCAGCGCTTCCGAGACGGCATTAAGTTTTTTCTGCTTGTCGTCCATACTTAACCCTTACAGGCCAGATGATTTTCTTTCAAATAGGCATTGTACTCACTTCGTGACTGTAACGGCGGTTCTCCGTGCCTCTGGAGGACCTGGCAGGCCGACGGCAACCATTTCACGTCGTTGACGGAATCGCATTGTATCCCGCCCGCGCTCAAAACCTTCTTGGCCATCCAGCCACAAGAACAGCGGTGATGTTTGGGAACTCTGTTGACCTTGTGAAAAACATCATGTTTCTTTCCGCATCGGCATTGGTATTCGTATATCGGCATATTTTTACGCTCCTCCTGTTGGTTGTGGTGCCTTTGGTGCCGGTTGTCCCGGCTTCTTTACGTCTCCCGGGCCTCCCTGGGGCTGCATCAACACCTGTTTGAGTTGAATGGCCGCTTCTTTGGGAAGACCGGCTTCAATCAATACCTGTAACGCCATATCAAGCTGGTTCTCACCGCCGCGCTCCACTTCCTCTTTCCAGTTGGGAAGGTTCAGCGCTTCCAGGACATACCGACGGCTTAAGAGCCCTTTGTCGGACAACCCCAAAACAAGCTCCTGATTCTGCAAACTGGTCCTCGGGGTCGATGATCCGGCCTCCACCACGTAATTGAACTTTCTCCCGGCAAATTGAACGCCCGAGAAATCCACCTTCTCCCCGCCGATATTGACCGACTCCGACTTGGTGCCGAAGTTCTGCCATAATCCAATCGCCCAGCGGCTTCTTTCCTCGGCCAGTGTGTCAATGGCTGACGTTTTGGACTGCATCAATACCTGATTCCGTTCTTGCAGGGCTACAATGGCGCTGGCGGCGATAACTCCGCTCGGGGCAATGCCTCTATCGGCATCTTCGATCTGATAAACGCGGTCGAACATCTTGACGATCAGATCCAGTACCTGAAAAAACGTAGCCGGCAGGTTTGGAATCTGCATAAACTCAATCCGGGCGTTCGGCGTGGACGGCATGAGGATCAATCGCCCTGTTTGGGAAATCTGTGCTTCGATCATCTCCCGGGTAATCCCGCAATTCTGTTGAATGATCAGCGGTGGGGCCATGACGTTAATGACGTAGGCGATCAACTTAGCTATGATTTGGTTGATCTTCTCGATCAGGTCGGCGGTCTGTTCGGCTGCGGAGAAACCCCATAGCGACACCTGGTCTTTATAGGAGTTGGCGAAATAAACGGGCAATCTGCCCCACGGGTAGGTGAACATAGCCATTTCGGTAGGTAGCGCCGGGTTGATATTCGGATTTGCTGAATCATCCAGGACCACCCAGCCGCCTTGACTTCCCGGGTCTTTAGTTTTGGATATGGTGATCTTGCGGATGCCGTCACGGTAAACCGGTTCTTTCGTTGTTTTGACAGCGACAAGGGGATTGCCGTCCTCACCCACCACCTGCATACCGAACTCATCAACGACCGGCTGCGATTCCGTTGTCGTCCTTAATCGGTCATCCCTCACCCATACCTCAATGACAATCCCACGCTCGACGGCCTTGTTTCCTTCGGTTTGGGCCTGTGATTTGACCGTCATCGGGTCGGAGTAATTGCCGATAGTTTGTCCCGCGTTCCGGACAGGCGGCTTGTAATCTTCCCGGACGGTGCCCAGGAGATCATAGGCATCTTCGGCTGCGATATCCTTGACGTTGAAATCCTTTTCAATCTTCGATGTGAAATCGACATACAGATAGGCGACATACGGGGCTTCGGTGGCTAGGTCGTCATAAAATCCCGGTGCCGGGAAGAACGCGAACGGGTCCGTCACCATAATATCGGGCCGATCTGCGGCCTTATCGAAATAAGGCTTCTCTGGTGTTATGCCGTAAATCTCCATTTGCCGGGCGGATGATCGCGTCTTCTGCTGCTGGTTGGTATCCTTCCACCACTTCTTGAGCGCAACCGTTAAAACCTGTTCCGTGCCGTCGTTTGTGCCGTCCAGGTCAACGACTTCCCCGGTCGGATTGCGGGCGGTAATGTTGGAGACGGTGCGCTCCACGTTGGCAAACAGGAGATTAACGACACCGGTAATTGGTTTTGGCGAATATCCCTTCCTGCCGGTCAACTGGCGCATGGGGACCCCTTTGTACATGGCATAATCGTTTAAAAACGATTTATGCACACCCAAGCGTTCTTTTTCGAGCCTCGCAACATCGAACAGCATGGCCGCGAAGTCAGCGACATCCGCATGTCCACGCGGAGGTATTAAATTCAGATTCCATCTTGGATCAATCATAAAAGCCCCCTTCATGCGAGGAGGCTTTCATGCGTTCTCGTTAATCCCTTTTGCGTTTCATAAAGAGAGGCAAAAGTTGAATATGTTAAATTTTCTCGCCGGCCATAACCTTTTCCAGAAGGCTGACCGTAAATTTCAGGCCCCGAATCAGCGCCCGGATGATCTGTTTTACGTCGTCGCTCATTTCAGCGCCCTCAATTCCGCCGTGGCGAAACGAACGATGGTCCCTTTGTCGATCTGTTGCCAGTCTTTCCGCAACTCAATGGCCACGATGTATTTCCTCAGCATGGTCTTTTTGAAGTTCCGCCGCGCTGCGAATGGCAGCCGTTCATAAAAATTATCTTTGATGTTCTCGCCTATTACGCGGATGTATCGGATCTCGCTTTCGGTGGTCCAGGATGTTTTATCCGGTGTTGTCATTTATCCCCCGATCAATTCGATCTTTGGCTTATCTTCTTTGGGTTCTTCCGGACGCAGGGGAATCACCAGCCCGCACGTGACACAGGCGAAACCGACCTGGGACATCGCCGTTTCCGCCATCCCGGATGGACTTTGCAGCGCCGGTAATTCTTTTAACGTGAACGCCTTGACAAACACCCTCTCCCCGCAAGGACAAACGCGGTCTTTCAACTGATCGAGCGGGACGTTCATCGTCATGTTCTGCGGGCCCCTCGGCTTCAATCCCAGTAAATTCCTTCGCATTGCTTCACCCATTTGTAACCTCCTGTTTGTGTGAGCGTTTATGCAGCGTCAGCGCTCCGGCTGTTTTGAGTTCTTTCCCGCAAACGTCGCAGATATAGGCAGGCTTGCCGACGTTGGGCATGAATTTGATGTTCTTTTCTTTGGCCAGCAGTATCTTGTCTCCATCAATATGGAGTTGATCACCACGCGGGACAATCCCAAGCTCGTTGACCTGCACCCGTGGGAGCACCGTCAGCCTCCCCGATGGGGCCAACTGAGCGCAACATTCAGGGCATGTCAGTTCCGCCGCCTTGGTCGTTGTAAACGGGAGCCAATCAATGTGATACGGCAGCAGGCACTTTACCATTGCGCCGTTCGGTGGCTTATTCGGGTCGTAAAAGATTGTGGTGATGAAATCCGTCCGGCCGCAATTACAACACTTTACCTTTAATCCTTGCATTTATTTACCTCGCTATCGCTTCCTCTGTGAACTGCAACATATTCCGAAGTTGGCGGGTTTAGCTCGCAGCACCGCAAACAAGGAACATCCCCGGAGTAGTAATAGGGGCTGTGTGCCTTGACCATTTCATAAAAACCCTGATGAACGCAGGTCTTACACTTCTCGCTCATCGCTTTTTCCTCTTAACATTTTTGGCAGCCGCCGCTCGGATCTTGCCCAGTTCGGCGGTAATCAATCCAACGCCGACATCGACGTTGTAGTGAATGCCAAGCACGTCGGTACTCATTGCCGGTGGGACCATAGACAACACGGACCTCAGTTTTCCCTTGATGTTCTCTTGCAGGTTCATCCGGATAACTCCATCGACTAACTCGGCAACTTTTTTGGCCAGCGCATCTAATTCTGACGGTGTGACTTGGTTCTCAAATAAATAGCTCATTGTCCCCCTCCCAGCAATCCATCCAGAAACTTCTTCGAGCGTTCAGCAATGGCCGTCTCGCTCTCCCCGGGAAAATCCTCGGCCTGCTCTGCGTCCGGAATTGAAAACACCTGGCCTTTGGGCGTCCTGACGAACCCCTCGCCCGGGCCTGACTTCCCCTTGAACACCAGCCATCCACCAACAATGACGCAGATAATGGCCAAAGCCGTTCCAACGCATACCGCCAATAAAATCTCAAACATCTTTACCCCTCCTCGATTGTGAAGACATTACTCCGAGCGTGGTCCATCCACATACAACGTGACGACAAGGAATGAACCAGCCCGCCCATTGCCGTTATAACCGGGTCTTTATCCAAGAATTCCCGTATTCTATTGCGTAAAACGTCGTTCTTTCCATAAAACAGCCGCTGTGCGTCTTTGTCCAGGGCGGCGCTTATCGCCCGGATATAGACATCGAAAGCCTTTGGATCGTTGAAATCATCAGGCGGGGCGATAAGGACAGCCTGCTTGTTTCCCCCGGCCCTGCGGAGATCCTCGTTGTAAAGGGACAGCTCCAGGATAAATCGGCTTTCGTCTCCAATCCATGTTTGGAGCAGCCCCGGAAAGAGGCCAAACCCATATTCGGCCCGCATGTTGACCATTTCATCAAACAGGGTGCCGATGCCGTGGCTTTCATATTCCGCCAGCAGTTGAAACGGTGCCTTCTCCGGCTTTCCCTTACCCTTAACAACTCCCACAATGGCGATATATCCTGGCTTATTCGTGGCCTTGTTCTTATCGGTGATTACCGTCGGCCAGCCGATACAGCCAAACAGATCGTAATATAATTGCCCGGTTTCCGTGTTCTGGTAGTGGTGCGCCCGCTCAACAAACGGCGTCCCGGTGATGTGCGCCTCGTCGATTCTCTGCTGGTATAGTTGCCAATTCAATGGTTCTGGCAGGATCTTCTTAATTTTCATCCGGGAAGTCCTTTGCACCGCTGTTGTCGAAAGGTGTTTCGCCCATCAAGTCTGTCATCGCCCAAACCAGAGCATCTAACCGGTTTGGTGATTTGTCGCCCGGCAGCCAAAGACACAATTCATCTTCCAGTTGCGGGAATGGCCCGACGTGATGAACACGATCCTTCTCATATTTCGCGGATACCGGCTCCGCCCTGACTATTTTCCCACGGGAGGCATGTACGAGCTTGATGGGCACGTTTTTATCAACCTGCTTGATCGTAATGGCCACCATTTCCCCGCCCTGGTTCTTCTCCGCCACAATCAGATTGGCCTTGTGCCGATGGTAGGCATCAACGGCGGCCTGCGCCCATGCCAAAGGTGATCCGTTCAGCGTGCAATCTTCCAGGACAAAGCCCTGATCAGCCAGTGAACCGGCCACGATGATTCCGGCGGCATCCCCGCCGCCATCGGCAGAGGTTGTCGGGTCGATGGCCACAACGGTCTTTGACAGTTCGGGGGCTTCTATAACCCTGTTCTTTTCGATGTTCTCCCGGGTCCATAATGCGCCCGGTGCCTGATCGATGTCCTCGGCCAATATCTCCATGCGATAAGCCAGACTGCTCATGTCCGAAGTGATTTCATCCAGCGCTTCCCGGCTTATGTAGGGATTGTCCATGCTGGAAAAATGGAATGTAGCCCAACGTAGAGGGTCGGTTTTGGCCAATAGCTGTGCTTTTTTGAATAATTTGGCTGCATGTTGCGGATCGTCGGCTTTTGAGGCTGATCTTGACCGGAGCGATGGAGGCGTATAGATGAACGTAGCGTTCCCGTTATTGTCCAAAAGCATTGGAGCGCCCACAACGCCCCAGGCGTCCTCGTTCATCAGCTGCCATTCATCCAGGAGCAATTCGTCAGCGTAATCCCCACGCAGACTATCGGCGTTCCAGGCGGTCTTCGCCCTGATCCGCTGCTCGGTGCCCTTGCGTTCAATAATGTGTTCGGATTCGTTTTTATAAAGAGCCTTCTTGTCAAAACCATCACCCAGCGCCCTTGTAACCGTAACCCAAAATCTTTGAATTTGCTCACTCGTGGGTGCCGCATACAACACTCGTTTGCCCGCCAGAAACCTTTGGACGGCATAAACACCAATGCCGACTGTCTTACCGCCCCGGCGTCCCGCCCGGATAACCTTGCGCTTTGCAGGCGAATCAATAAACGCGGCCTGCTTCGCGTGAGGTCGCGGTAAGTGAACATCAACTGGTATTTGTGTTATCTCCATCAATCCCCGCTATTGCCCTTGGGCGCATCGTCGTAAATGACCTTAAATAAAAATTCCACCGGTCCGCCGTCCTTGCCTGTAACTTCGTGCTTTTCGGAATATTTCTTTGGTAATATCTTGGCTATGTAGAACTTGCGGGAATCAACGCGGAGACGTGAACGGTTGACATGCTCATGGTCAATGAATGGCTTGCCCTCTTCCGTAAAGGCCATATCCAGGGTAGAATCATCAGAGATTTCGATAATTTCATCGAATAGAAGATCGGCTTGATTGAGCTTCGCCTGTGCGTATTGGGGAGAAAACTCTTTATCATCCGCCAACATTTGTATAATTTCCCGATAAGACGGCATCTTATCGAAGTCTTTGATCATGTCCTGGCATATTTGGCGTAGGGATTTGGAGCTGGTGGATATTCGGTTGCAGATTTCTTTTTGAATTGCGGCCATTTCGCTATCTGTGCGCTTCTTTGGGCGGCCGCCCGGGTGTTTTGGTTTTGGTATGATTAGCTCACGGCTTTTATTTTTAGCGCCGCATAAGGCACCTCCTGGCTTTTTGTTGCGTTTCTTTTTAGGTGTTGCCTTCTTTTCTCGTTTCATGGCTGCCATTATACAGCCTGTTATTTTGGGAAAACTTTATAGGGCGGTGAAATGAATATTAATGGACGGTAAAGGGCAGTTAAAAGACAGCTAACCGACCAAACAAAGGACTTGACACGGCATTTTTATGAATCAAACCATTCTTGCAGCCTTTTTTCTGTGATGCTGTATTCCCGGCCAAGTTTTTTCTTTGCTGGTAATGGATCTGTCTTCCGTTGGATGGCTTTCATAACCACCTTCGGACTGCAATTCAGGCGCTCGGCTATTGCCGTTATTCCCCTGTATTCCTTGTTTTCGTCCATTCCCCCTCCTTAAGAGCACACGTTCGCTAAATCCCCGGCGTCCTTCTTTTCAACCTTCTTCCGGAGCTTGTCGTTCTCTTTGAACAGGTCCATCATGGCCGCCTCAACCTGGCGGGCGTGATCCCCTCACTTGTTGAGGGCCTCGGATAGCAAGATGATTGCGGCGTTCTCTTCTGGTTTCATGTTCGTTGTAAATTCCTTATCGTTTGTGTTTTGGCGTCAAAAATAACTTCAAATCTCCCCGTTTCTCCGTTGCGGTGTTTGGCAATGTCAAACTCAGCCAGCCCGCGCTTTGGGTTGTCTTCCGATTTGTTGTAAACTTCATCGCGATAGATGAAGATGATAATATCCGCATCTTGCTCAATCGCCCCTGATTCCCGCAGATCCGAAAGCATTGGGTGTTTGTCGGGCCTGCCGTCCACGTTTCGGTTTAGTTGCGATAATCCAATGACGGGTATTTCCAATTCCCGCGCAATGGCTTTTAGTGTCCGGCTGATTTCAGCCACTACCTGCTCCCGGCTGTCGTGCTTTCCCGTGACCCTGACTAACTGGATATAATCGACGATCAAAAGCCCCAGCCCATTTTCTTTTTTAATTTTTCTCGCTTTTGCTCTTATTTCTTGCGGTGTGATGTCGGGTTTGTCGTCGATGAAAATGGGCCACCTTGATATCGCCTCTGTGACGCTGACCGTTTGATCCCATTGCGTGTCGGCCAACTGCCCGCGCCGCAGGTTTCGGGAGTTTATCCCTGATTCCCTCGACATGATCCGGGTCATGACTGAATCGGCGTGCATTTCTAGGCTGAATAATAAAACCGTTGTGCCGGTTGCTGCCACCGTAGCCGCAATATTCCCAGCGACGGCGCTTTTCCCCATGCCCGGCCTTCCAGCCAAAATGATTAAATCGCCACCAATCAACCCGGATGTTGCCGAGTCCAGGTCTGCTATCCCCGTGGAATGGCCTATCATTGAGAATCGGTTGTTGTGCCGGTATTCAATCCCCGCGAATGTGCTTTTGCAGATTTCACGGGCGTTTTTCAGCGTTCCCGATTCTTTGGTCAGGGATAAATTTAGGATTGTTTTTTGCGCTTCTTCAAGTTTGTTTTTGCCTTCACTGGATTGATCATAAACGGCCTCAATGATCCGCGATGCCTCCGATATGATTTTCCTTTCGATTGATTTTTCTTTGACGATTGCCGCGTAAGAATTAACCGAATAAGCGGACACAACAGAATCAACCGTTTCCGCCACATACACATTGCCGCCGGCTTTTTTAAGGTTCCCGGACGTTGATAGGGTTTCGCAAACTGTTACCAGGTCGGCCACTTTCCCCGCGTTTAACAACTCAATAATCGCGGAAAATATCAGCTTATTCCCGCCGTGGTAAAAATCTTCTGGCGTCAGGTCGCACGTTATTTTGTCAAACACGCCGTTTTCAACCATCAGCGAACCAATAACGGCCTGCTCTGCTTTTTCGTCGTATGGCATTGCTCGTTTGTTGTCTGTCATGGCGACATCCCCGCCCTACAATTCACACATCCGGTTTCCGTTAGGTCAGACCTGGTTACGCGCCCGCCGCACACCGGGCAACTGACAATCAGCGGGGGGGGATCTCGGTCTGGTGTCTGACCGTTGCCGTTTCCATTTCCATTTAAAAATCCGCGCTTATACCAATTTAATAAAACCTTGTAATGGTCTTTGTATTTTCCAGACTTGACTGTGATAGAGTAATCAAGCTGCTCAATACCCGCGTCCAGGTTCTTCTGGCCTAACGCCTCCTGGAGTTTTTTATATTCATCGTCGGCCAAAAGGACCGAATCGAGATATTTTGTTTTTTTGTTTTTGTTTAATGGTAAAGATTCAGATAAAGATATAGGGGAGTGTGCATCTTGCACGTTTCCTTTTTCTATCGGTTCATTAACGGTTAGTTCACCGTTAAAAGACGGAATTGAACTTTTCTTCTCCGTGTGGTGTGGTGTTTGGTGTTTTAAAAATTCTGGAATATCAATATAATTACGGTTATTTACAGAGTATCGACGAATAAAAACCTTTCCTTGTCTGTCTGGAATATTTGGGTTTGAGAGTAAAATTAATAGTTTTTCTATGTCAATATTGTCATAGGGAAATATTTCGGCCTTAAGATATTTCGGCCGATCCTCAAGGCGACCCTCCCTGTCAGCAAAACACCAAAGGCCAGCATAAAGCAACCTGGCCTCATAACGTAGTGTCGCCAAATCTTCGTCTTTAAAAAAATCAGGCTTCAAGGCTCTTATTCTTGACATAATATTGCATCTCCTGTTGATGCCCTGAAAAGAATTAAGCGGCAGGCCGGTCAGGTTCCGGCTTTTCCGTTGCAAGCGTAGCCGCTTTTTTTTGTAATTCCGCGTTGAGCACTTCAATTTCGATTTCCGTCAACTTTATGAGCTGGCGCTTTAATTCGATCCGCCGTTTCAGTTCATCTTTTCTGTTCATGTCTTTTTTCCCTTTTATAAACCTTCTCTTTTTCCCGCCGGCAGACTGAGCAGACCTTCCGGGTGGACGTGCATTCCATTGGCTTGCCGCAGACTGAGCAGGGCTTTTCAATGAGCTTGACTGCTGTCATTTCAGTTCCTTCAGCTTATTCTGATAAAGTTTAATTAAAGATTGCAGGGCAAAAACATTAAACCCCCCGCCCTTTGCCTTGTATTCCAGCTCGTCAATGATATTCGGGCCATAGGTGTCATAAATAAGCCTTCAACCTTTCGTAGCATTCCAACTTCCACGCCGCCGTGTTCTTCTGTATCCGGTTTCTTTCCGCCCTCAGTTTGTCGAAAAACTCTTCTGTCCGAACGCCCGTTGCAACCAGGACGGACTTGAAATCAGGATCGTGGTGCGCCGATAATCCACCCATTGTATGATGACTGGGGCAAAGACAAATTCCAGCGTCTAGGTTGTATCTCATGGTGACATAGCGCCTCGAATACAAGTGGTGCGGGTGAAGCTGGGTATAGTGAATATTGCAATCCGGGAACTCACACTTATATCCGGCTCTCTCTATTACGGCCTGGCCCCATAGCTTAAGCAGTTTCTTGTCGCTGATTACCTTCACCTTCATGCCGTAAACTCCAAAACACATTGTTGCTTATGCCTATTAAACCTATCCAACGCCGCTTCGTAATAATCCTTGTCTATTTCATAACCTACAAAGTCAAAACCCATAATGTCGGCGGCGATTGCGCTTGAACCTGAACCTAAATGGGTGTCAAGGATTCTGTCTCCTTGTTTGGCGTAGTTCTTGAGGAGCCACGCATACAAATCTATTGGCTTTTCTGTTGGATGAAATCTGTTTGGATTTCTAAACCCCTGCAAATTGCTTCTTGAAAATGTAAATATTCTTGTTGCCTTTGTAAAACTTGTCCAAGCAAGCTCAAAATCAGACTGATCAATCCTTTGCACCTTATCCCATGCTAAAATACATTGCGTTGGTGGTAAGTTAAAGTAATTCCCGCCCCAAATTATTTGGTTTTCGCTAACTCTAAAAAGTTCTTTAAAGTATCTGTCTGACGGAATATGTGTGTCCCACTTCCCACCGATCCACTTTGATGTTGTTCTGTTCCCGTTTCTACTATCACCAAGCCCTTGTTCATGGTGCGCCCCAATCCCATACGGCGGGTCAACAATAGCCAACTCAAATTCCTTGTCTTTCATTGAGGCCATCGCTGCCATACAGTCGCCGTGAATAATGCGGACGTTGCTCATAAGCACCACCCGAACCTTTCGCACAGCCTGCAAGCGCCGTAAATTGCTAAAAAGAAGATTGTCCAGGAAACCAGCGTCAGACCGATAATCGTTAATAACCTTGATAATGCGCTCCATCGCTTCATGCTGCCTCCGTTATTAAAAGGGAACATCTGGGCCTTCCTGTTTATTGACTCTAATAACCTTTGCCGCGTATTTTTCAGCATCTGACATTGGCATTAAAAATGTTTTTATTGTTTTCTTGGGTTCCCAAACCTTGTCTTGGTAGCGGGCTTTGTAAATGCCCTGCAATGTTTTCTTGGCAAAAATAAAAATTATTTCCTTGTTGCCTTGAACATAAAGCCAGGTATTGTCATCCCGCATTATCCCGCTAGGCGTCCAGTTTTGAATGTCAGCGCGGCTTTTTTCGGCTACTTCTATTGAAACCTTTTTGGTTTCAAGTATCCTGTTGTCGAGCTTGATTTCTATACCTTGAGGGTTCTCACCCTTGTTGTATTGAAAATATTTACTGGAGTAGTTGCTGATTGAAATCCCTATTTCTTTTAAAAACAAATCAACAACGAAGTCTTGAAACTCCAACGCCTCTTCAAACAACGTATCTCTGTCCCCATCAGGGTATTCAGGCTTGATGGCCAAACCTATCCCACCCATCTCTTTTTCCTCTTGCAAACAATTCTATTTTCTTGCCGCTTGGATATAGCGCCTCGATAATTCCGTAAAATGTATCAGGCTTGCGGCTGTGTTCTGTGCGTTCTTCCGTAACTACTGAATCAAAAAGTTTCCGAACATCCGGCTGGCAACTCCCTTTTGTACAAACTAACAAAAACTCATGTCTTACGCTGTTATAATGCCCCATGTTGTGCTTGACCTTATCCCAAATAAAACTCGCTTTATATTTAAAACCCCATGCTTTTATGACCTCAAACGATTCTTCTAAAATCGGACTTGTTACCCACAAGAAAAGAACCGCATCGGGCAGGGTAATTTCTTTTATGTTCATCGCGCAAATATCAGCCAACTGCATAACTGGATAATGGTCGCGCTGTTCAGTGTGATAGTCCGGCTGCGTGTTTCCGTAACTCCACGGAGGGTCGGCTAAAATAATGCGATATTTAGCCTCTGGCAGATTTACCGTCTTGGCTATTTCCTCAAGCCTGGCGTCCCTTGCCGCTTCCATCGGCTTTTGACTACCGCTTAATATTGCCTGTTGTTGTTTATCGGGTAATTTTTGGGCTTTTCTGACTGTTTCTTCTGAAAGATATGTTGTCTTTGGCTGGCGCGGCTGGTATTTAGTAGGCCGTTTTTTCCCGTCTTTACCCTTTGTTTTTGTTGGCGTTTGAACTTTCGCATTTGATAAAGTTCGATTAATTGTATCTTTGCTTGTCGTGCCGTCTGCATCCGCGATAGCCTGCAAAGTCATTCCCGAATTGCGCAAATCAACCCAGACCTTCTCCCTTTGTTCTTTCGTTAAATGTCGGCGGGCAAGATTTAATACCCTGGCATGATTTAGTTTTTCTTCTTCCGTTAATCCAGATCGTACAAAACGCGGCCATTCAGTGATCCCTAATTCATTACACACTTTGACGCGATGATGGCCGTCTAATATCTCTCCAGTTTCATCATATTCAACGGGGACTAATACACCCTTTTCTTTTATCGAATCTTTTAATGACCGATACGACTTGTCATCAAGGTCATCAAAAAGTTGGTATCTATGTTTTAAATCAAAACTCACGTTCCCTCCGTTATATCCCTGTTGGCGTTAATGTACCGTGTTAATTGTAATATGTTTCGAGTTTTTCCCATGTCTTCATGGTGCAAGTGCCTTCCCCCTTCACAATCCGATAAAGGTTCGTGTAGGGGATTTTTATCTTGTCGGCCATTCCAGACAGGGAATGCTTTTTAACGTCTTTGCGAAGTTTTTTAAGGATGATCTCTTTCATGGTCCGTATTATATATCCGAAAATGGATATTTTGCAACATAAAAATTTTTGTGATTATCCAAACAAGGAAATATTCTACCTACCTCGTATCATAATCCCTTAAAAACACTATCTTTTTAAAAAAATTATCCTTATTTGGAATATTTATTAAAAAAGTTCTTGCTATATTATCCGTTTTCGGATAGATTATAGCCGAAACAAAGCACCGCCCGAAGCTCCCGGCTTCAGGTTTGAGCGCCCAAGCGGGCATGACAGGCAAAGCGCCTACTCGTTAAGCCGCACGAAGCCACAAGGGACGTTGCACCAAAGACGACAGGTGCAAACAGTAGGGAGAACACGACCCCGGTCGCAAGGGCAAACACAGAACACGGGCGAACGGTAACAGCGGATGCTTCAAGGCCGGGATCGGTAACACACTAAGCCCCGGATCGCCCACCAGGAGGCATTATGGAACGCTTTATAAAGATTTCAGTCGTAACCGTAGTCACCCTGGCCCTCGTATTCTGCGGGCTCTATTGGTCGCAGACGGTGAAGGTGCGCCAGGACATCATGAGCAAATCTGATGAGGATTATATCTTGATGGTCTTGCGCCAGAAGTCCGCCGACGACTGCGTGCTGAGGGAGATCCGGCCGGGTGTTTGGAGTTGCACAGAATGGAAATCAGGCAAGGTCTTTATGGTGCGGCGATGAACCACGTTGACCTTTTTTCAGGCATCGGAGGCTTCGCGTTAGCCGCAAGGTGGGCAGGGATACAGACGGTTCAGTTTGTTGAGATAGACAAGTTTTGCCAGAAGGTTTTAAACAAGAATTTTCCGGGGGTTCCAATTCACAATGACATCACAACATTCAATGGCACGAAATATTCAAACGTCTTTCTTCTCACGGGAGGTTTTCCTTGCCAGCCCTTTAGCTGCGCCGGGAAACGAAGAGGCAAAGAAGATGACCGTTACCTCTGGCCGGAAATGCTTAGAGTTATTTCGGAAACAAGGCCCCATTGGGTTATTGGCGAAAACGTTGCTGGCTTCGTCAGCATGGGACTCGACGGCTGTATTTCTGACTTGGAAAGAGAAGGTTACGAAGTCCAAGCGTTTGTTATTCCAGCTTGCGCCGTCAACGCCCCGCACAGAAGGGACAGGGTGTGGATTGTTGCAAACAATATCGGTGGAAGACGCAGGGAGAAACGGGAGTGCCGAAGCGTGGAAGCAATGGACGGAGGACGGCCGGACAACACAATGTCGGTTGAGGAATCAGATTGCCATGCTCCCGACACCATCAACCAGAGATTACAAGGGTGCGAACGGCCCGGATCACATGGAGAGGGACAGGCCGCACATGGATCAATTACCGAACGCAATAACACATGGGACGAACCGTGGATTGAAGCTGCAACCCGCCTTTGTCGAGTGGATGATGGGCTACCCCGACAAGTGGACAGAGTTAATAGATTGAAGGCTTTAGGGAACGCCATAGTGCCACAAGTGGCCTACGAGATTATGAAAAACATCGTGGAAGTGGAGGTCACGAAATGATGCAGCTATCCATCGAAGACTACATCAAGACGGCTCGCTACGAAGGCCCGGTGAACGCCGCCGACTGCGCCCGGCTCGAAGGGCAGACGCTACGGATTTACCGGCTGATGATCGACGGGACATGGCGCACGCTCGAAGAGATACACAGGGCGACGGGTGATCCGCAAGCCTCGATTTCCGCTCAACTGCGCCATTTAAGAAAAGGACGTTTCGGTTCAAACATCGTGGACAAGCAGCGGCGCGGGAATCAATGGGAATACAGGCTGCAAAGGAGACAAGCATGACCGGACACATCCCATATTTAAACACCGAATACGCACGGCAAAAGGATCAGGAGTGCTACGACATCGAGGCGCGGGAAAAGGAGAGGGCCCTTGATGACGGCCAACAGGAAAGCAACGAATACAAGAAGTCTATTCCCGGTACGGCACCGGTCACCAAAGGCCGACGTGTTGTATGATTCTGGCGGAGGGGGTGACGTGTATGAACCCCCTCCAAAGGAAAGGAAGGAAAAATATGCCAGACAATCCAACATTTCAGATACCAAAGGACATTATCGAGCCAATCATAACGGCGCACGTATCGGCGGCTGTTCTTGCGGCGTTTGCCGACAAATCGAAATTAATGGAAGTGGCCGTGGCAAAGGTTTTAAACAACAAGGTCGAAAAAGATTCTGGAAAAACCACAACCTCTGATTATAACTCCACTACATACATTCAATGGCTTATGGAAAGCGTCGTTAAGAAAGCGGTTGCGACGGCGGTGGAAGAACAGGTCGGCGTTCATCAGGAAGAACTAAAAAAAGCGATAGCCTCCGAATTGGGCCTTGGAAAAAAATACACCCCATTGGCAAAACAACTTATCAACGGGATGTGTTCGGCAATGGTTCACCCCGACCTTTTGCGATACCGAATCAAGGTCGAGTTTGACGATAAGAAATAACCCACCATCGGGGGGCAGCGTTCGGGCCTCCCGCCCACCAAAGGAGAGGAAATGCAGAATATAATTTTAAAGCTCGCGAAATGGCTTATTCAGTTCGTTGATGGATACCACGTTGCCAAGAACGGCGGCGGACGGAAGAAGAAATAACCCTGCCCGCTCGCGCATGAAGATGGAATACCGGTAAATTGTGGCACGTATAACTCCGTAAAGATCGTACAAGGCGCGGCGGCGGGGAATTAAAAACAAAGAAAGGTGAATAATATGGCACTAGAAAACGCAAAGAAAGAAGCTGCCGATAAAGCCCGAATCGAAACAGAAGCTAGGATCAAACGAGAGGCAGATGAAAAAGAAAAGAGAGAGGTTAGGGAAAAGGCGAACGCCGAAAAGAAAGCAGCCAGAGCGCCGGATAAGGTGAAGTTGATTGCGCTGGCCGACGCGATTGACAAAGTTCCGTTCCCAGAATTGAAAACCAAAGAGGCCGCGATGTATGCCCGTAATTTCAACGGCCAACTTGCGGCAGCACTTAAATACCTTAGAGACGAGGCGGAGGCATTATAATGGAAACAGCATTGGCATTACCGATCAACCAGGAATCACCACAGGCCATGATGATGGCCGCGATTGACAAAGGCATGGATCTTGACAAGCTCGAAAGGTTTATGATCCTGCAAGAGCGATATGAGGCGAATCAGGCCCGGAAAGCGTATTCTCAGGCCATGAGCGATTTTAAGGCTAACCCGCCGGAAATCGAAAAAGATAAGAAGGTTTCCTACAAAACCACTTCCGGCACGACGGCATATAATCACGCCTCACTCGGAAACGTGACGGACAAAATAGGCGCTGCCTTGAGCAAGCACGGACTGTCGGCGGCGTGGACAACAAGACAGGACGAAAAAGGCGTAACTGTTACATGCCGAATATCTCATATTTTTGGACATTCAGAAGAAACAAGTCTCACGGCGGCATTGGATCAGTCCGGCGGAAAGAACACAATTCAGGCGCTTGGGTCAACGATCAGTTACCTTGAACGCTATACGATCCTTGCATTGACTGGGCTGGCAACACACGATCAGGACGACGACGGAAAAAGCGCGGAGGAAGTCGCCTATATTTCCGACAAGCAAAAATCCACCATCATTGACATGATCCAGGCCAAAGAAGCCGACGAAAAGAAGTTTTGCGAATACATGAAAGTTAAAGAGATAGGGCAAATCAAAGCCAGTGACTTTGACAAGGCAATGGCGGCACTACGCGCCAAGAAAGGGAAAGCATAATGCCGATAATTATAACCGATTATGAGCAAGGCTCCGAGGATTGGTTTAAGGCGAAGGCCGGAAATGTCGGCGCAAGCTCCATTGATAAAATCATCACGACAACCGGCGCAAGATCAAAACAGCGTGAAGACTTCATGATGCAGATAGCCGGTGAACGCCTAACCGGAAAATGTGAAGAAACATTCCAGAGCCAAGCCATGCTGAACGGAATTGAACGCGAAGCAGCGGCGCGGGCGCTGTTTGAAATGATTAACGGCGTTGAATGCCAGAAGGTCGGCATCGTTTTCAAAGACGACTGGAAACTTTGCCACTGTTCGCCGGACTCCCTTGTCGGGAATAACGAAGGGCTTGAGATCAAAAACCCGATGATGAAAACGCAGGTTAAATATCTACTGGCAGGGAAATTACCCACTGATTACATCGGCCAGATACAAATGAGCCTTTATGTGACGGAGCGCGACAAATGGTGGTTTATGAGCGCATACGAAGGATTGCCGCCATTGATCCTCGAAGTAGGCAGGGATGAGGCATATTTAAAGAAACTGGCCGACGAGCTTGACGCCTTTAACACGGAAATGCTGGAAGTTGTTGAGAGGTTGAAGAAGCTGCAATGATAATTAAATGCGTTTCAATGGCCGACGGACAACCGTTATTTGACAAGCCGCTTTCGGACTTGTTGGCGGAGTGCGTCCCTGGCTCCGCCTTGCAGATTCTTACACCTGATAAATATATCAGTTACCAGCAGATAAAATGGTGGAAGGGCGTATTACTCCCGGCGCTGGCTAATGATTCCGGCGATTCGGTTGAGTATTGGGAAACGCTGTTAAAGCTAACCGTCATGCCAGATGACTTTACGCCTTATTATGTCCCGATCAAAAAACAGGTGTTTCCGGTAATGCCGTCCATCAACAAATTGTCAGTCAAGAAAATGAATCAACTAATCGAAGGGTCAGTCGCAAAATGCCATGAGTTAGGCTTAACGTGGGTGACTCTTCCAGACAGCGAATTGAGGAAAAAATGACCCACCTCACAATTGAAACCGTTGAATGTCCAGGATGCGGGCATACACACCGGATTGAAGTTGATACGGAAAAGGCGCTGAAAGAGGCGAAAGAGGCATTTAACCGTAAGCACAAGGATTGTCAGAATGCCAGCCAGCGATAAATTAACCACAATCAAGCACAGGATGAAGGGCAAGGGGTTTCCTGTTCTCAACAAATGCCCGTACTGTAAAGAGTTCCACGCAACCATTGAGGACACCCCACTTGCACCGTGGCTGCACCACAATCATGTAGCCTGCCCAGCCTGCAAGCACAACCGATCCAAAACCGAACAGGGTGAGGGATATGAACCATACGGCAGAACAAAAAGAAGGGCGGTGAACGGATGATAGAGGAAAAGTTAAAGAGCTTAGTTGATAAAATAATAAAAGAGGGTGTGCCGCTTTTTACACGCGAATCCATCGAAAGGATGCTACGGCGCATGAACAAAGAAACCGAAACAGACCTGCGGTGTTGTGGCAACTGCAACCTATTCAGCGGCAACGGGCGGATATACTTTTGTAAGCAGGGACATATTCATCCCCATCACAGCCAGCCGTGGAAATCATGTAAAGGATGGGTGTGCGACGAAGCCGACAGTAACAGAAGGATGGGGACGACATGAATCAGGTTGTAATAATGGAATCCAAGATCGAAGTCCTGTGCAAGCAGGTGGATGATCTCAAAAAAGACCTGGCCCTCAACGCCTCAATGCTGGCCCGACAATGTGATTTAGCGCGAGAAGCGGAAACACAGGCGCTGCGGCTTAGGTGTTGCGGGAACTGCAAGAATAATCACATTACCAACATAGACACTTATTGTGAGATAACAGGTGAAGAAGTCAATAGCCATAAGACTTGCGCTAAATGGAAATCGGACGGGTTGACAACAAGGAGAGACAGGGAATGAAAAACTTATCCATTGACGACTTGATGTCGGAAATTTGGGCGGCGGGAAGAAATTGTGACAGAGAAAAATACGATGATGCCACGGAAGAAATTAACCGACGTTTTGCGGAGTTCAAGGAAGAGTTAGACGACATTTACGCCCAACACAAGATGGTTATGGCCGAGAAATGCGCTCCCGACGAAAAGCACTGCACTTGTGTCCCAATGCTGCGGAGGGATTTAAAAAAGGTAACGGAAGAACTCAATGAAATCAAAAAGTGTCACGATTGCCCGTTCTGTGGGCAAAGACAGTGTATGAGGGAGAGGCGCGAAAAACCAAAAATAAGCGACCATGCGAGGTATCCAGAATGGAAATGAGAACAAAACCAATTACGCCGTATCAGAGATTAATGGAACAGTTTAAGGGCTTTGCAAATTCTGTTGAGTACCGCAAAAGAATCCCTATGTGGACGTATCCCAAAAACAAACTAACTGAATCATGGTCGTTAAAGGAAGTTTATGAGCGCGTAGTCGCCGCTGAACAGCTTGGATATGATGTCCAGTTGTCAGCGACAGAAGGCGGCTTGGAAGTGAAGTATATCGAGAAAGCCCCAAAGCGTCCGTGGAATGTTTGACGAATAAGACGTGGCCGTGGTGGTGAAACTGCAACGAATGTAAAGGCGCGACCTAGGAAACGTGAGTTTTACAGGGATACAGTCAGTAGCCCCACGGCCAGTTGAAAGGAGAAAAAATGGTTAAAACGATTACAGTGGAATGGCTACAATCAAAAGGCGCGTGCGAAGAATCAATCAAAGCGTGGCACGGGGAAACAGACCACGATACATTCGCAACGCTTAACCGTTTGGTAGTTAAGAACCCTGAGTGGGGACATTGGCTAATATGTAGGATAATGAATAAAAATCAATCTGTTCAGTATGCTATTTTTGCAGCGGAACAAGTTATTGATATTTATGAGGGAAAATATCCAAATGATAAAGTCGCGCCCCGCGTGGGCGCGTGGATTGAAACAGATTCTGTATTGAACTTATTGACTTCACCTACTAATGTCGCGCCCCGCGTGGGCGCGTGGATTGAAACAGGTGCTGACATAACTGTTAATCATCCAGATGATATGTCGCGCCCCGCGTGGGCGCGTGGATTGAAACTATCCAACTAACAATTACGACATCAATCTCGGGTCGCGCCCCGCGTGGGCGCGTGGATTGAAACAATATGGAAGATGCGAACTGGGTTGATGGAAGAGGTCGCGCCCCGCGTGGGCGCGTGGATTGAAACAATATTGCAAATGATGGCACTGGGTGGCTTGGAAAGGTCGCGCCCCGCGTGGGCGCGTGGATTGAAACAAGGTGCACTAGCTACTTTAAATTCTGCTGATTGGGTCGCGCCCCGCGTGGGCGCGTGGATTGAAACTTTTTCCCCCATGTTTGTTGGTGGAACATAGACGCGTCGCGCCCCGCGTGGGCGCGTGGATTGAAACATAAAACAATTGGAGGCATAGT